TTGTCAACCTATTTGACATAATATGGATACATTAATATACACATAAATATTAATATAGGAAAAATACAATGGCAACAGCCTCGATACTACTAATAGGTGGACAACCGTGGACTCCCGGGTCACAGTTGACGTCTATTCAAATGACAGCAGTTTCTGTTGCGTTAGCGATGGGCAATACAGTTAATCCTGCGGTATTAGCACAGTTTTATGCACAAGGAGGGCAGGCACAACAACCCAATCCGTCGCCTACATCAGTAAATCCGGCAGTAGATCCAGCATCAACTAGAACTAATGCCAATACAAACAATGGTGGTCTTAGATCACGTGCAACTACATTGCCTCCTACAGTAAACCCAAAGGTAGATCCTGAAGCTGCTTCGGCATCAAATCGAGAATTTGTTAATAATGAGGGCGGCGCAGCTACTGGAATTCGTCCTAAACAAGTTACTAGAGAAACAATAGACGCTAAGAAACATTTTGAAGAAGTACAACCAGAAAGTCCTTTAGCGGGTGAAATTCAATCAGGCATTGAAAATGCACAAAATCAACCGGCACAAACGGTAATATTAGGTAATGAAGCTAGTAATGGTGATTGGAGAGTTAGATTAAGTTTAGGACAAAATGCCAATTACCTTTATAATGATCCTCAGCCAGGAATATTGCAACCATTATTAGCTACTAACGGAGTTATATTTCCTTATACTCCAAAAATTGACACATCCTATAAAACAAATTATTCACCCTACGATGTAACACATTCTAATTTTCGCGGTTATTATTATCAAAATAGTCAAGTGGGTGATATTAGTATTACAGCTCATTTTACAGCACAGAATACATTTGAAGCAAATTATTTGTTGGCAGTTATACATTTTTTCCGTTCTGCTGGCAAAATGTTTTATGGGCAAGATGCACAACGCGGTACCCCTCCGCCATTGTTATTTTTAACAGGGTTAGGGCAATATCAATTCAATAAACATCCAGTGTTGCTTAGTAGTTTTACATATGGCTTGCCTGAAGATGTAGATTATATTCGTGCTCATGTTACTAATCAAATAGGAACTAATTTAACTCAACAAAATAACGTAAAAAAAAGCGTAGCAACATCATCAAATGCAGCAGCCGGTGATAGATTAAGCAATGCTGGACTAGATAAAGGTGCATTACCAAATACTCCCTTTGGATCTGCTCCATCTACTCCTGAGTTGGCATCAGGGGCACCTACGTATGTACCAACTAAAATGGATATTACTATTACCTTATTGCCAGTCAATACTCGTCAACAAATCAGTAATCAATTTAGTCTTAAACAATTTGCCAATGGCAATTTACTCAGAGGAGGATTTTGGTAATGGCATCATCATACAATCAATCTAGTCCCTACTATGCAACAGGATATAGTCAATATTTCCTAGATGTAATGATTAATAGACCTATTCCGAAATTAAATGATGATCAATATTTTGCAATAAATTTAACATATCAGTATCGTCCAGATTTATTAGCATACGATTTATATGATAATAGCAATTTATGGTGGGTGTTTTATCAACGTAATCCAAATACATTGTCTAAACCTCCATTAGATTTTATATCAGGGACACAAATTTATCTCCCAAAAATTACTACTCTTCAATCAGTATTAGGATTATAAAATGTCAGCAACAAATGGTGGATTAAGATCTCGAAGAATAATTGTATCTTCTGTAGATACAGGGACATCTGCACCTAAACGTACCACAGAACAAACTCAAAGTACATCTACACAAACTCCAGCAGGGCCTAAGCCTTATGTACATCCAGTGGGATTTACTACTAATGTTGAAAATGGCGCAGCATTTGGTGTGCCCAGCGCCACAGCTCGTGCTTTAAGACAAAATGAAAATCGTCTTGCTGTATCAGCAGATTCGGCAATTACTACTATTGTACCAACACCAGCCACTCCAACCACACCCACTACTCCTACATCTGCTAATATTCCCATTATTTCACCACCTCCTACGGCGCCTACTAATGTCGAATCAACTTCGATAGCAACAACAAAAGATGATAATCCTAATAACCCACCAAATTCAATACAGCAAGAGATATTAATTAACACAGGTACTCAGCCAGGGTTACCTATTCAGCCTCGACCTAACGTGCTAGATCAATTTGCTAGCTATACCTACAATCTTGCTTGGTACGGCCTTACTCCTGAACAATATAGCGCAGTAGTTTCTACATCAAGAATTAATGTAAATTCCTGGTCTTTATTAGTACAAAGTGGAGGTGCAGCACAACAGCAGCAAGGAGTGTCAAATCAGGGTGTTAATTTTGGGCAAGATACTCCAATCAATGGGCCGTTGACCAAAATAGTTACTCCTAACCGCAACAAATATTTTACTCTTGATTATTTTTTAGATGATTTGACTATAGAAACTTCGGTAACTGGAGTATCTGCTAGTCAATTTACCAAAATATCATTTAAAGTATCTGAGCCTAACGGTATAACATTAATTCCCAATCTTAATTATGCCGGCAGGGAGTTTAACTCTAGTCCTCTCAATGCTGACTATTGTATGGTTGTGAAATTTTATGGCTGGGATATTAATGGAAATTTAATAACTGATCCAACAAGAACTACAGGTACTCCAGGGGCAACTCCAAGTATTTCAAATGCAATTCTTACAAGGTATTACCCATTTACAATAATTGATGTAACATTTAAAATAGACGGAAAAAATATCATATATGAAGTGACGGGTCAGCCAAAAAATTATGCTAAAGCAGCATCAACTAGTCTTGGTAGTATACCGGCTAATTTTGAACTTAGTGGAGAAACGGTAAGTCAAGTATTGTCTGCAAGTCAGAATAGTGTCACATCTGCTCTTAACTCTTTAATTTCAGCTGCATCAGGCGGCAGAGAAAATACAAATTCTTCATCGCCTCCAACTAGCCAAACGGGAGAATCTACGAAAGCAGATTCTATGTCGTTTGATATTTCTAATAATATAATGTAAGGGAGTTAACATGGCAACTAATGGTAATGCAACCTCTACTAGTGCTCCTCCCAAAGCTGATGCTGCTCCGGGAGGCACTACTAAGTTTGCCTACAATAGTTTATGCGATGCAATGAATTCGCAAGAACAACAATATGTTAAAGATGGAAAATTTGAAATTGCCAATGTTTACGATATAGTATTTGCGCCAGCTTCTTTGGCTTCGGCAAAAGTTACAACTAAAGGCCCAACAGATAAAACTCAAACTCCAATGCAACAAGAGAATACTGCGGTGGCAGCAATTTCTTCTGATAAGAATAGTGTTAATACACAAGCTAAAAATTTATCAGCGTCACAAGGTACTCAAATTATACAATTTATTGAAAGAACTATTCGTAATAGTTCTTATATTACCGATCAACAATTAGCCAGCCCTGACCCATTAAACCCAATTGCGGCGTTGATACCAAATACTACTACAAAAGGTACTGGTCCTACCACTTGGTTTAAAATTTTAGTTACTGCAACACCAATAGGAAATAGAGTAGATACAAAAAGAAATGATTATGCTTATAATATAAAATATTTTGTAACTACATATGCCATCAATGATATGCAAAGTGATTATTTTCCAGAAGCACGATTTAGAGGCGCACACAAAGTTTATAATTATTGGTTTACCGGGTTGAATACACAAGTATTGCATTTTGAGCAACATTTCAATACTGTATATCGTGTTGTGGCTGGTGCTGGAAGTATAGCAGAAGGAATAAAAGCATTACAATCTCCATCTAACGCACAAACTGATAAAGTCGGAGATGTTTATACACTTGGTCCTCCAATTAAAACTCCTAACCCTCCAAATCAAACAGTACAATCAGCAACAAACGATGCTAATACTCCGGCAGCAACTGCGGCCGATTTTTTGTATAGTGCAAATGATCAGAATCAAAGTACTATTAAAATTGTTGGCGATCCTGCGTGGCTTTTTCAAGGAGAACTTGTCGGAGTAACTGAAGAATCTTTAACTAATGCGACAGGATGGTGGCCTGATGGCACCATATGTTCAGAAAAACAAGATGCAGTTTTTGTTATAAATTTCAATACTCCTGCAGATTATAACAATGGAGAAAATGGGCCATATAGCGGCACTGGATTGATGGATATCAACATAGGCGGTACAAAAGGTGATTCTAATAAATTATCAAAAACAGCTACTGAAGCAAGTGCAGCATATAAAGCAACTGCTGTAGTTTCTACTTTTAGCAGAGGTAAATTTGAACAATCGTTGACTGGGACTCGAATTAAAAATCTGGCAAAAACAGATCTCAATCAATATAGACCTCCGGTTGTAACTAAAAAGGTAACTCCGACCTCATCTGCAACTCCTACTACACCTACAACTCCACGGAAACCATTAGCATTTGAAGAAGGTCCTAATGGTGCAGCATTTGGAAATCCATTAGCTTCTCGTCGTGGTCAAAAATATGGGGCAACACAAGTGACTCCTGCCGAAAAAAATTCTGCAACTTCAGTAATAAATCCTTCAGTGGCGCCAGCTAAAGCTGCTGGTGCTCCTACGTCAGATGGTGTTCCAGTAGGGTCGGCAAAACCAGCAGCAACATCTCCAGCACCTATCAGCAAAGCTGCCGGACAACGAATATCTCAGGCACAAAATGCTTATCAAAATGCAACGGAAGATCTTAGACAAGCACGTAAATATTATCCTAATCAAGTAGCTGAGGCACAGCAAGCAGTAAATACTGCTAGAAACGCATGGAAATCAGCAGTCGATGCAAGTCAAACGCCTGACATACAAACGGGTACAAGCACACAAACAACAGCGCCAAAGGATCAATAATGGCAAATAATATAGCAAGAATTACTGGCAGGTCGCAGTCATTTAAATTTGATAAAGGTAATACTCCTGCAGATGTAGGCACATTCATTGGTGAGGTAATGAATAATGTTGATCCAACACGCGGCGGGCGCCTTCAAGTTTACATTACACAATTTGCCGGTAACGATAAAGAAAATGACAAATTATGGCGTACAGTACGTCCATTACAAACTCAAGGAGGATCTACGCCGCAAACAAGTTCGTCAACAGGGCCTGGATCATATGGATCAAATAGTAATCAACAAAGTTATGGAGCAGCCGCAGGTTCTCCAGATCTCGGAACAAAATTATTATGTACTTTTGTTGCAGGAGATCCTGACGGAGGATATTATCTGGGAATAGTTCCTGCACAAGGTGCTAATCATATGGTACCAGCACTAGGTGCAGCAAAGAATGCTGTTAAACAAAATGCAGATCAAGAGACATATTTAGAAAAAAGTCCTCAATTACCAACCACTGAAATTAATACCTCTTCGAGCAATACTGCCATTACAGAGGATCCGCAATTTTTTAATAAAGAAAAACCGGTACACAGTTATGTAGCAGCTACTATGTTTCAGCAGGGTACTGTTAGTGATCCTATACGTGGCCCAATAGATTCGTCTAGTCAGCGTGAAAGTCCAAGTAATGTTACTGGAACTAGCACACCTGGTAGACCAATTTATCAAGGTGGATTAAAAGATCCAACTATTACGCAAAAAGTAGCTTCTGGTGAAGTAACTGAAGAAGATGCTACTATTGTTGGAAGAACTGGCGGGCATAGTGTAGTAATGGATGACGGTGCAACTGATGGCAAAACGGCAATTGTTCGTATTCGTACAGCCAAAGGTCATCAAGTTACAATGAGTGATGATGGTAACAATCTTTATATTGCTCATGCTAACGGTCAAGTATGGTTAGAGTTTGGTCAAGAAGGAACATTAGATGTGTACACTACAAATTCTATTAATTTACGCACAGAAGGCACTATAAATTTACATGCTGATAAAGATTTCAATGTGTGGGCCGGTGGAAATATCAATATGATGAGTAATGTATCCACAACAATGCAAAGTGAGGGCAAATTTACTTGTGCCACCACCGAAGAATTGTTATTGTTTAGTCAATCTACGATAGGAGTTAAAAGTAACGGACAATTAACTCTTGATAGTAAATTAGGAGCATGGGCATCGGGTGGTAGTTTAGCATTGCAAGCAGGATTGATAGATTTGAATTCAGGTTCGGCAGCAAGTGTATCTGTGCCCACAGGGTTAATAAAATATACAATGCCAGCAAGTAGTTTTAATACCTCATCGGGATTTAAAGTTGAATCAGCAGGTACTGAAAGTATTGTTACTAGAGCACCGGCTCATGAACCATGGCCTTATCATAATCAAGGTGTTCAAGTTAGCGTTGATTTAGGTGATGGAACTAACTCAAGTCCGCCTAGTGCTCCGACTATTCCATCAGGTACTTCTATAACTAAGACAAATTAATATGGCAATTTATAATTATACATTACCTTCTGGGGCAAAATATCAATTAAATGCACCTAATGGCACGACACAAGTAGAAGCAGATAATATTTTTTATTCACAAGTGGCCGCAGGAACATTTGTTGGATATACTAAGGGCGACACATTATTAAATCCGGTAGAAGTATTAACTAATTTTGGGTTATCACGTTTACAAAGGGGTACAGCAGGAGTTGATGATAAAACGTTAATGGCTGTTGTTGCGAATTTGCCTATAGTTGTTGAATTGCCCATATTAACATCTGTTCCTGTAAGTAATCCAATTAGTCAAGCTAGTTATATCAAAGTAACTAGTACTCCAGTAGGTAGAACTACTATAACTTTGCAAGCTGGACAGTTAACTTCGCAGGAAACTCAATCGCTAATGGCACAGCTATCAGCAATAGCAAACAATGATGTTAACACATTTACGCAAGCTGATGGAATTGGAATTTATGGATTTAATTGTAATCAACTGGAACAAGCAGGATTAATTAAACCAGGTATGAGTGAATTGTATTGCCCACTTGATGAAACTACGGGTGATAATCCTGCTAATTTTGTTGATTTTATGAGTTCACCGACCCCTTGGACAGGATTATTTGGTGTTACTAGTGTGTTTGATATATTAGGCGATGCTGCAATACAAAATCAAATAGAAGAAATATTATTAGATCGTAGCTACAATCAACTTGTAGCTAGTGGTGTGATTATTCCGCCGAAGCAAAGGGTAACAACTCCAAGTGTAAGCACTGGAAGAGTGTATACAGCCGGTGGTACACTAGCATCAGCATCATCATTGACATTACTTACATCAACTCCATCATTAACTAATGGAGCTCTTGATGCTAGTTTAACTCCCGTTGGCATTGTGCCACAGGAAATAAAAAATCTCGGAGAAGAGTCCAGTGCAATTTATAGTTATGGATTATCATCATTGGCTACTGGGGCAGTCGGATTTAATACTGGGCCAGGTCAATTGTCAGGATTATCCACAGGATTAGCAGCCGGCACCGCAGCAGGAGTATCTGCATTAATAGGATCAAGGATTAGCGGAGATGTAGGTGCATTAATGGCAATAGGAAGTAAGTATGGTGTTGCACTTGCTAGTAGCTGGGCATCAGGGTCAGCATCTGGAGTTATATCATCTGCAGCCGGCATTGGAGCATTAGTAGGAAGTTTGGTTCCAATACCTCCGGGATTAGCAAAAATCAGTGCTAAAATTAATACAGCAGTTAATACTATTGCAAAAGCAGCACAATTTGCTTCTAGTTTTAGTAATTTTTCACTAAGCGGGTTAATATCAGGTATACAACCAGCAGCTGGGTTTAATAATACAGTAAATCGCTCTACGCTTGATGCAGCAGTATCTCGAGTGATAGGATCTCCTCTTATTAATCCTCCTATGTATGAAATACCATCTATTAAAAGTTTGGGTATTTTGGCAGATATTGGATCTGCTAAAAAAATATTAAATCTAGTACAATCAAACATAGGCAGTAGAATAGTTAACATTAGATAGGGTAAATACATATTATGGCAACCTTTATTGGATTTTCTACAGTTAGACAAAACAAAAATTTTGTATTAGTTGACTACGAGTTAATCAAACAGGATTTACTTAACGCTTTTAATATTAGACAAGGCGAAGTAGTGGGTCGACCAGGATATGGCACATTGTTATGGACTTATTTGTTTGAAAACCAAACTCCTGAGTTGCAAACTGCCATTTATAATGAAGTACAGCGTGTAATTGCCGGAGATCCTAGATTATATCTTAATAATGTTACTATGTATCCACAAAACAACGGTATATTATTACAGCTTAATTTACAAACGGTGGCAACAACATCGGCTCAAATATTATCTATTTTCTTTAATGAAAGCCAACGGTCTGCTAGTTACGTTTAACTTAAACACCCCAGATTATTAATACCATAAATACTGTAACATTGGAACGACCATGGCTACATCTACAAGACAAACAGTATTATTTGGAGTTGAAGATTGGAAAAGAATCTATCAAACCTATAGTGAAGGCAATTTTCAAAGCTATGATTTTGAAACCTTACGTAAGAGTTTCATAGATTACCTACGTCAGTACTATCCAGAAACATTCAATGATTATATTGAATCATCAGAATTTATTGCATTGCTTGATGTTATGGCATTTATGGGTCAAGCATTGGCATTTCGTACAGATTTAAATACACGCGAAAACTATATTGACACAGCAGAACGTCGTGACAGCGTTATTAAACTTGCTAATTTAGTTTCTTATAATCCACAACGTAATACAGAAGCTAATGGATATCTTAAAGTATTTTCAGTACAAACTACTGAAAATATAACAGATTATAACGGAATAAACTTAGCTAACCTTACAATTAACTGGGCTGATCCTAGTAATTTTGATTGGCAAGAACAATTTACAGCTATTATTAATGCTTCTTTAGTTGATACACAAAATATAGGTTCTCCCGGCAATGATCAAGTTATATTAGGTATAGACACAAAAGAATATACTATCAATTTAGTTCCTGGATATTTGCCAGTAGTGCCGTATACAGCAACTATTAATGGTGTTAGCATGCCATTCGAAGCAGTTAATGCCACTTCTCTTGGCGAAACTTATATATATGAACCGCCTCCATTGCCAAATGGTCAGTTTAACATTTTATATCGAAACGATCAACTAGGGTTTCAGTCAGCTAATACCGGATTTTTCTTTTATTTTAAACAAGGATCTTTACAAAATCAAGATTTTAACTTAGTAGAGCAAATTGCCAATCGTACGGTTGATATTAATATCGAAGGTATTAATAATACAGATGTTTGGTTATATCAACTTGACAATGTAGGAAATGTTAGTGAAATTTGGTCAAAAGTTCCTTCAATTTACGCAGCAGCAGTAGAGCAAATGTCTCCTAATCTGCGTAACGCATATTCAGTAACAAGTCGTACCAATGATCAAATTACATTAGCTTTTGGTGATAATGTTTTTGCTGCTATTCCGGTTGGGCAATTCCGTAACTATGTTCGTGCATCTAATGGATTACAATATGTTATTAATCCAGAAAATATGCAGTCAATACAGATTCCTATATCTTATGTTAGTCGAACTGGACAACTTGAAACTTTAACTTTTAATTGTGGTATTACTACTCCGGTAACTAACGCCGCGGCTCGCGAAACTATCGATCAAATTAAACAACGTGCTCCTGCTCGTTATTATACACAAAATCGTATGGTTAACGGTGAAGATTACACTAATTTTCCATTCACAACTTATAATTCTATCATTAAAAGTTCTGCACTTAATCGTAGTTCAATAGGAACTAGTCGATACTTAGATTTAGTTGATCCCACAGGTAAGTATTCATCTACGAATGTATTTGGTGCCGATGGTGCATTATGGTATATTAATAATACTCCTGCGTTTACGTTTACATTCCAAACTAATAATGATATTAATAATGTTATCTTGAATGATATTACACCTATATTATCGAAAGTAACGTTTAAACAATTTTATTACGCATATTTCCCACGCCCAAGTTTAACGTATTTAAACTACACATGGAGTAAAAGCACAACTATAGTAAATGAAACTACTGGTTATTTTCAAAATAGTAGCGGTGTTCCTATGCCAGTTGGGCCAACAGTTAGTAATGATGCTTTTTTTATTAATGAAACGGCCCTAGTTAAATTTGTTCCACCTAGTGGATATCACTTTGATACTAATAATGAATTAAAACCTGGTGTACCCACTGAAGCAGATGACCATTTAGTAATTTGGGCTAGTATAACTGCACTTTATGGAGATGGTACTAATAGTGGGGCAGGTAATTTAACAGATGGCACAGGGCCAGTAGTACTGAATACATATGTTCCAACAGGAGCTATTCCAACAGAAGTTATTCCTATTCTAACTACTATTTTTGATTCAACATTACAAAGTTCTATACTTAATCAAATTTATTTGAAACAAAATTTTGGACTTGGATATGATAGTACTGGTGCAATTACTGGAACTGCTTACTCGTGGTACATTATAACTTCATCTAATCTTGATACAGGTGCGACTTGGAGTCAAACAAACGCTGGTAATACAGCAGGTGCAAATCTTGATGCCAGTTGGCTGGTACAAGCAACTTTTGATGGTTCGCAATACACAGTGATATCACGCAGTCTTAATTATTATTTTGGCAGTGTGTTAGAAGTGCGGTTTTTCTTTGACTCTGCTCAAGCGATTTATGATAGTCGTACTGGCACAGTTATATCAGATTTTGCTAAAGTTTTACGATCGAATAGTCAGCCAACAAACAATGCTCCGTTATTAACGGACATACCACTTAAAATTATTGGACAACCAGTGTTAAGTGATGGATTAGTTGATGATTATCAAGTATTAGTTGGTTACCAAGATTTTAACAATGATGGTATTCCTGATGATCCAGATTTTTTCCAACAAATTGTCGGAGTATCTCCAGCAAGTACTACTATTCCGCAGCCATATGTTTATTTCCAACTGACTGTTGATTTTGACAATTTAGAACGTTATTTGTTACAACCAAACGGAATTGTAGACGATGATTATGCTACATTATCACAAATTCAACTGGTGAAAGAACAATACCCAACGGGACAGATATTTTATGCTTACCAAGAAAATAATTTTTATACGTTAACATTAACATTAACAGGCACTAGAACATTATCATTGACACAAGGATGGTTAGCACAAGTTGGTCGTCAAGATTTATATTTTCAATATCGTCATAATTCATCATTGACTAATCTTATTGATCCAGGCAGTACAAATATCATTGATTTGTATGTAGTAACATTGGCTTATTATACAGCGTATTCACAATGGATACGCGATACAACAGGTACAGTTTCACAACCATTGCCTCCAACTATTAATGAATTGACAACAGCTTATGCTGGATTGCAAGATTATAAAATGATAAGCGATAATATGATTCTCAATAGCGTGGAATTTTTGCCGTTATTTGGTAGCAAAGCTCCAGAGGCATTGCGAGCTATTATTAGAGTTGTTCCGGCTGCAAATACCAATGCTAGCAATAATCAAATTCAAAATTTAGTATTATCGACTATGAATGCATATTTTGACATTGCTAATTGGAATTTTGGACAAACGTTTTATTTCTCTGAATTAGCGTCTTATATACATAATCAAATTGGAACTTACGTAGCATCTGTAGTATTAGTTCCGCTTAATCCGCAAAAATCATTCGGTGATTTATACGAAGTACAATGTGCTCCGTATCAAATTTTCGTCAATGGTGCTACTATTAACAATATTGAAATTATTCAAACGTTAACTAGCACCAACTTACAAACTGCCCCTGGTAGTGGAGCAATTTAATGGCCGCAAAAATTCGTTCTGTTGATTTTTTACCTGAGATATTTCAAACTCCGGTAAACACTCAGTTTTTAACAGCTACACTTGATCAATTAATTCAAGAACCTAAATATAAACAAACACAAGGGTTTATTGGTCAAAAAGTTGGACCCGGAGTCATACCGACTGATGGATATGTAGTCGAACCAACAGCAAATCGTAACAATTATCAATTAGAACCAGGTGTAGTGAGTTTAGACCCAACAACATCAAAAATTAAAGATGCCATTACATATCCGGGTATTATTAATGCATTAGCCATACAAGGCGGTATTACTAATCAAGCAGATAGATTGTTTGAAAGTGAATACTATAGTTGGGATCCATTTGTAGATTTTGACAAATATAATAATTATGCTCAATATTATTGGATGCCTGACGGACCAGATTTAGTTACTGTTGCTCCTACATCAATCCCAACCGAACAAACATTTAATGTTACACGCGGTAACGGGGCTTATTCATTTACTGATTATGCTGGCACTAATCCAACATTGACTTTAGTACGCAATGGTAGATACAAATTTGTTGTGGCACAAAATACGCCAGCGACTATAGAATATCGTGTTACTAACAACGGAACTAGTAGTTGGACTATCGATGCTACAGCTAATCCTACCTTAACTCTTATTCGTGGCAACACATATGTTTTTAATTTAGTGCAAACTGTTGATCTTGCGTTTTATATCAAAACGCAGCCAAGTTTTGGCACTACAAACTTATGGACCGACGGAGTTACGAATAATGGTGCTAGCCAAGGTTTAATTACATTTACAGTACCACAAAATGCTCCTAATACATTATACTATAGTAATGATCTAGAATTCAATCTACGTGGACAATTTAATGTTGTCAGTGCAGAGCCTGGCACAGGGCCGGACTTTTGGATTCAGTCTGCCCCTGGCATTGATGGTAAGTTGCCTTGGTCAAAAAATATCAGTAGCCGTGATGTATTAGGTGTGTCAAACAATGGCACAGATTTAGGAACAGTTACATTCAATGTCCCTGATATTAGCGCACAGAATTTTTATTATTCTATGCCTTACATTGGTTATCCTACTGCCACAACAGGGGCGGTAGATTTAATTTCTAATGTATTGTATGACGAAATCAATGGTATCACTGTAGATGAATTTTTAGCTGCTTACCCAGACGGTATTGATGGTATTACTAATCTTAATGGTAGAACTATTGTATTTCCTACTCAATCGTCTGATCCTGCGCCTGGCGGGTGGTATAACGTACAACCATTTGATCCACTACTGACTGGACAAGATTATCAAGTAGGATCTTATGATACTACTCAATTTTCGGAAACTATTCCAATTACTGATCCCGCTATACAAGCAAGTTTATGGCAAATTCAGTATGTAAACAAAAACGGTGTTGATTTTATTCAGCTTAATAGCATTTTACCTATAGCCAATTTAACACAATTTATTGTTTCATTCGGTGCACAATACGTTAATACACAGTGGTACAAGAATTCATCTGGATTCTTTACACAAATGCCATTACTTACTGCGGCATTACCACAGTTATATTACCAAGATAGTCAAGATCCAAGTATTTTTGGTGTGATTAATCTTATCGAAGGTAACATTAATCCAGATATTCCGGCATTAGCTATTACTGGGCTTGCTTCAACAGGATCGCAAGTAACTTTATCTTTTGCACAACAAACATCTGCACCATATTCTATTGGTAGTACAATTATTGTATCTGAGATTATTCCAACTGGATATAATGGCAATTACACAGTATTGGATTGTACCAGTACTTCAGTAACTTATGCAAGCACCTACACTGGCACATATAGTAGCGGAGGGGTGATAAATTCTGTTAGTATCAATTCTTATATCAATGTTGAAACTGATATCTTAGGGCAACAAAATTATACTAGTCCAAACGGTATAACATTTACTAATGGGCTTAAGATTGTATTGAAAGGAAATGTATTCCCTACATCATACATTAACAACACCTATTATGTACAAGGAGTTGGAACTAGTATTACTTTAGTACCTGAATCTTTATTAGTAGTTGTAGAATCTTATGCAACTGATGTTAATGGTCAGCCAACTGTGCCTGATTATATTACTATTAATATGGCAAGTCTTGATCTTAATCCATGGACTCGTGGAAATCGTTGGTTTCACGTCGATGTTATCGATGCCGCAGCCGCTTATAATAATGTAACTCCCTCTTATACTGGGTTGCAACGAGCTAATCGTCCTATCTTAGAATTTCGTGCAGGTACAAAATTATTTAATTTTGGCACAGAAGGTGTGCCAGCAGTTAACATTATTGATTTTACGCAAACTAATGCATTATTAAATGTAAATGGGCAAATAGGGTATGGATCTAACGGATATGAATTTGAGCAAGGTAGTTTAGTTATATTTGCTGCTGATTCTAATCCAGATGTGCGTAATCAAATTTTCACTGTGAACTTTATTGTTCCTGATCCTGAAACTACAACAGTTCCTATCATTGATTTGGTGCCTACAAGTTATAGTCCAGTATTGCCTGATCAAACTACAGTATGTTTAAACGGGCTTACATTGCCGGTTACATTGGCATCAGGTACAGGCACTATAGTGACATTAAATTTCACTCCAAGATCAAGTGTACCTTATGTTGTAGGCCAATCTATTTCTGTAGCAGGAATAACACCTGCATCCTATAACGGCAATTATATTGTAACGGCATGTACAACATCGTCAGTAAGTTTTACAAGTAATACTACAACCACTTATGTTTCAGGTGGTACAATTGGTGTGCAGGGTCAAAGTTTTTATTATAATGGTACAACTTGGGTAGAGTCACAACAAAAAACGTCAGTTAATCAAGCTCCGCTATTTGATGTATTTGATAGTAGTGGATATAGCTTCAGTGATTCAACAATATATCCAAGTTCTAATTTTACAGGTTGTAAACTATTAAGTTATACAGAAAATTCAAATAACCCAGTCGATTCTGTATTAGGAATCCCATTAGCTTTCTTTAGTATTAATAACATTGGTGATATTTTATTCACTAATAACTTATATACTGATACGTTTGTGTACACTCCATCAGAAACAGCTGGTGTTACTGTTGATGTTAGTAATGGATTTGTATATCGATATCTTGATAGAATTTCGTTCACTCCTGAGATTGGATGGCAAACCGCGGCAATTCCGTCATTGCCTAGACAACAATTTCAATTTACCTATGATGGGCAACCACTACAGTTAGATGTGGTAGTTGAAACAACACTCAATGTTCCTCCAGTACAAATTTTTATTAATGATGTGTACCAATTGCCATCAACTTATACCTTATCAGTCGATAGTGCAACTAATGTATCATCTATCACGTTGACTGGTAATGGTTATATTATTGGAGATATTGTCGAAGTATTAGCGTACAGTCAACAAGTTAGTAATGTGGCATTTTATGAAGTTCCTATAAACTTAGAAAATAATCCGTTTAATGGTAATAGTAAACAATTTAGTCTTGGCACGGTACGACAACATTATTCGACAATATGTGAAAATTTAGTTGATCTTAACGGTCCTATCAATGGACGTAATAATACTCGTGACTTAGGTAACATAGTTCCTTACGGTCAATTAATTTTACAGCAATCTTCTCCATTGACTTTAGCTGGGTTTTTCCTACGAAATATTAATTATGATATATTTGCTTCATTAGATTACAATAGCAGAGAATATACCAAGTACAAAAACAAATTATTAACGGAAGTTACTCGTTTGGATCTTACTGGATCCGAGACAGTGGCACAAATTTTTGATTTAGCAGTATCTAATATTACAAAAAGTTTGACAAGTTCTGATTCATTTTATTGGTCAGATATGTTCCCAACCGGTACTAATTATACATCAAATACGACTATAGTTAACCCAATTACAACTCAAACTTTTAACACAACACAAGTTTATGATTTTACATCAAGTAACTATCTTGGATTATTAGTTTATGTTAACAATGTATTATTAATACGCGGAACTGAGTATACAGTATCATCTGATGCTGCTAAATTAACTATATTGGTTTCATTAAACATTGGTGATATAGTTACTATTAATGAATATCCTACTACAGTAGCTAACTGGTGTCCGAATACTCCTAGCAAAATGGGATTGTATCCAAAGTATACTCCTTCTGTTTATGTAGACGATACTTACTCAGAGCCGACTGTAGTAATCCAAGGACATGATGGGTCAATTACTATTGCATTCGGGGATATTCGTGATCAAATATTGTTTGAATTTGAAAAACGCATATACGATAATATCAAAGTTGATGAGAATCCAATACCATTATCCACGGATCAAGTAAATCCATATTTTTATCCAGTGGAAACTACTGCATTATTACCAGGTTACTTCCGTAAAACACCTTATACTTACGACGAAGTTAACCAAATAATGAATGAAGATTTTTTAACTTGGGTCGGACAAAATAAAGTAGACTATACAGCACAAGATTATGTTGCTAGTAATCCATTTACATACAATTATAGTCAAGCTGCTAATCGAATTGATCAAACAAAATTCCTACAAGGAAATTGGCGCGGCATCTATCGTTATTTTTACGATACAGAAACTCCTAACACAACCCCATGGGAAATGGTTGGTTTTACTGAAGAGCCAGCATGGTGGATTATCAGATACGGCCCAGCACCATATACATCGGGTAATACTGTGCTATGGGATGATTTAGAAGCTGGGATTGTGGGAGATCCAGCGGGCCCATACATCTTACCTGAGTATATTCGTCCTGGCTTAGCAAGTATTATACCAGCAGGCCCAGAAGGTGAATTATTAGCTCCAATAGATTGTATAGTTGGATTGAATAATCCCTATGGATTCCAGCAATCATGGGCAGCAGGCGATGGCGGACCAGTTCAATCATCGTGGTGGAATAGTAGTTCTTACCCATATGCAATAATGCGTTTATTAGCTCTTACTAAGCCAGCTCAATTTTTCTCATTATTTGCTGACAGAGATTTATATCGTTATAATACTACTATAGGACAGTACTTACTAAACAATCGCTATCGTTTAGATGCAGCCGGTGTACAAGTATACGGTGATGGTGTAAGTAAGGCAAGTTATATTAACTGGATTGTTGATTATAATCAGCAAACCGGAGTTAATAGTACATCAGCGTTAACAGAATCATTGGCAAATTTAGATGTGCGATTATGTTACCGCATGGCATCGTTTAGCGATCCTGCGTATGTACAGTTATTCACTGAACGTGGCGGTCCAAATTCCACTAATAATAGTTTAGAAATTCCGGCTTCAAGTTATGAATTGTTGTTTTATAAAAATCAACCGTTTAAACAAATCACATATAGTTCAGTAATTGTACAAGTAGAACAATTGGGAACTGGCGGTATTGGATATAGTGTTTTCGGGTATAGCAATGTACAACCTTATTTTAATATCTTAGTAAGCAGCCCAGTTGGAGCTTATCAAACTATTAGCGCCGGGAATACAACGGTTCAAATTCCGTCTCAATATACTAAAAATATTAGACAAATTCCTTATGGGTATGTATTCACTAGTGCATCCAGTGTATGTGACTTTTTATTAAGTTATGGGGCTTATTTAGAAAATCAAGGGTTAGTATTTGCTGATGTATATAATGGGTATACGTTAGATTGGAAACAGATGGCACAGGAATTCTTGTATTTTGGAGCCCAAGGATGGCAACCAAATACAATGATTAATTTAAACCCTAGTGCCACTACAATTTCAGCTAGTCAGCCGATATCTATTGTAGATACTATTGCCAGTGTAACTCCTGAAAACATGTTACTGGATCAAAATCGTTTTGCTTTAGATGTTAGCAAAATGATAGTTAATCGAAATGGCAATCGTTTTTCAGTTACAACTACAACTGGGCAAACAATTAATTTTCTGACGTTGAAATTTACAAATTACGAAGATATGATTGTGTTGAACAATACAACACAGTTTAATGATTTAATTTATGATCCAATTACTGCTGCTCGACAATATCGGTTAAGTTTAATTGCTTCTACTACTGCTGAATGGGACGGTCAACTTAACGCACAAGGGTTCATACTTAATTTAAACAACGTAGAAGAATGGAAACCAAATACCAAGTATACCAAAGGTATGATTGTATTATATAAAAATACCTATTGGCAGTCATTGGTTATCAGTGACCCAGCAGAAAAATTTAATTTTAACAATTGGATCAAGAGCGATTATCAACTTATTGATAACGGATTATTACCTAATTTAGCTAACAAAGCAGATCAGTTAGTCAGTGCATATGATGTATATCAAGCAAATTTAACAAGCGACAATGATTTATTTGCATTTGGATTGATTGGATTCCGTCCTCGTCCTTACATGACTAATATGAACTTAAATGGGGTAACGCAAGTTCAGTTATATCAACAATTAATTGGAACAAAAGGCACATTACAAGCCGCTGAAATATTTAATTTAGCACAACTTAATAAGAAAGAAAGCGGGGATTACAATGTATACGAGAATTGGGGTATATTAGCAGGAACTTACGGGGCACAAGCTAACAGAAGTTCCTTTGAAATTCGGATGAATCAAGCATTGCTATCCTATAATCCTTCTACTATACAAATCATAGCACCAGGACAAACAAGTAAAGCTAATCAGTCATTATATGTAGATGATTTATGGAAAGAAAGTTTCAATATTACCAGCAATGAAATTTTGCCTACAGTTTACGAAACTAGTAGTTTACCTACGGCTTTGCCATCTGCAGGCTATGTATGTTTAGACGATGTCGATGTTACAGTATTCAGTCTTAAAGATCCAAGTTCAATTGATGCTGCTATTGGCGATATAGGCATTGGTACTTATATTTGGGCTGCTAAAATTAATACCTATGATTGGGGTGTGTATCGAGTAGCCGGTGTACCTGGACAAATTTTACAAATATCCGATAATCTTAATAACACTAGTATAGTAAGATTCACTGCTTATCACGGATTGAACATATCTGATTTAATTATTATCAAGTATTTTGATGATACAGTAGACGGAGTATATCGTGTATTGGCAGTACCTACCCCAACTACAATTATTATTGCGTATTCATTTCTTAATTATAATGTAACAACATTATCAGGAACAGGATTAGCATTTCATTTACAAAGTGCTCGGGTAAGTCAAGCCAGTGATATTGCAACATTGCCTTATGTAAATGATTTAGCACGTGGAGCAATCGCTTGGGTTGATAATGATGGATCTGGACATTGGGTAACGGTACAAAAACAAGATCCATTTATTACAGATTCAATCATTACTCCAGGACTTTCTGCAGTTTCACAATACGGATCAAGTATTGCACAAGCAGAATCTAACTTTGCAGCTTTAGTAGGTGCACCTGGAAGTAATAGAATATTAACTTATTTTAGAGGTGTACTGACTAATTATCAATACAATAATTCCTTAGAGTTAGGAGCAATAGACTCGAGTAATTTTGGTAATATGATATCCTTTGGTAATTCTGAGTGGGCAGTAGCAGGGGCTAACACTAGCTTATCAAATATGGGGTATGCCGCAGTAATTTATAGAAATCCTAACATAAATGATTTTTCTATTACACAATTATTAGTTCCGCCTGATCAAAATTTTGATCCAATAAGATTTGGAACATCAGGGGCAATTAGTCAAGATGAGAAATGGATGTACATTGGTGCACCTGGGAATAATGTAGTATATGCTTATGAGAAGGTAGAAGTAGTAGATCAGTCTATTACATATACAGCTTCTAGGGATATATTAGCATATAACTATGCCACTACAATTCAAATTGATTATTTGAATCCAAATCAATTGTTGATCACTCTAGAAGGCAATACATTATCTAGCGGAATAGATTATACATTAGATCAAAATAATGTGATTTTGGCGTTCCCTCCAGGCAATGGGCAAACACTGATAATATCACGTAATGTTTCAGAGCAATTAGATGTTCAAACATATCATGTAATACAACCAGATTCAGCCTCAGGATCGGGATATGGTGCGGTGTTTACAGTTACTAATACTCGAGGGTTATATACTGCATCATTGGTAACAGGCGGGCAAAACTATGCTGTTAATGATATACTTGTTATTAATGGTACGCAATTAGGTGGAACAACACCGGCTAATGATTTATCAATAACTGTAGGTAGTGTTATAAATGGCGGCACAATGGTTGGATTTTCATTAGCTGGCACAGGTGTGTATTCAGCTGACGAATTTATTCTTAGTGACTATTTGTATAATGCCACTTCCATTGAAAATTTCACAGTGACTGTAAATCAAGTAATGCAGCGTCCATATTTTGATTATACATTTGATGCAGAAACAACAACTTTAACATTTTTAACAATCCCGGCGCAGGGTGCAGTTATTATTGCAGCAACTCCGACTTATTGGCAATATGTAGCAAATATTACTGCTACTGATTCATTAGCAGGTGATAACTTTGGAGCTACTGTATCTACTACCACTGACGGACGGCAAGTATTTGTAGGTGCGCCTAATGCCACAAGTAATGATATAACAGATTCTGGAATTGTTTATACAATTGACAGAAGTGTAATTCGTTATATAGTATCAACACCAACACAAATGGTATATACTATTCCTGGTGATATTAACGCTCCATTGGTAGTAACGGTAAACAATGTGGTATTATTAACTACTTCACAATCTGTCAACGGACAATATAGTCTAAGTGGTAATACTGTTACGTTTGCAAATATAACATTTAATTATGGCGATATTATTGAATTTGGTACAAATCAGTTCACACAAACACAAGAGTTAATTAGTTCGACACAAAATCAATCAGCTCAATATGGATCGGCAATTGATGCATGTCCATTAAGTTGTAGTTTATATGTTGGTGCACCATTTGATAGTACCTATTTAGACGAAGCTGGTTCAGTTGACCATCTAGTTAACCAATCACGTGTGTATGGTGTCATTACATCTACTATAGCTAATCCTATTTTACCACCATATGGTACAATACGTATTAATAATAGCATTGTAACCGTTCCTTTGAACCCAAATAATACAATAGCTGGATTTGCAGCAGCAATTAACGCTGCAGGAATTCCAAATGTTGTAGCTTTGCCTACTACTGATTTAACTTTTACTGGCGACGGAACTACAAAAACATTTAATATAGGTTCTTTATATACTAATGCTAGTTCATATAATACTGTGGTATATATAAATGAAGTATTACAACTGCCTGGTGTAGATTATTCTTATGATCCTTCGACTGAAACTATTAATTTTGTGTATATTCCTTTGACAGGAGTATTAATAACGGTTGTTTCTGGCAGATTAACTATATCGGTACAAAACGCCAACGCTGGAGTTTTGAACGATTTAATTACAGTAACTCCGGGTGTAACATCTTCGATTTTTGATACACTGGGGTTCAATACCATGGTGGTTACTCAACAAATTTTAAGTCCAGCACCTGCGTTCAACGCCCAATTTGGTGCAAGTTTAAGTATTGATTCCAGTGCAGTTAATTTAATTGTTGGTGCACCAAACGGTAATGTATATGAACCAACAACGTTTGATGCTGGGCAAACATATGTTGACGATCACAGTACTACATTTTATAATCCGATTAATAATGGAGGGGTGGCATATACGTATGATTTCTTCCCAAGCAGTACAAATAACATTAATAATCCAGGACAGTTTGCATTTGGACAACAAATTTATAATACTGTTATAGAACAAGGTGATTTTTTCGCTACGGCGGTTAATTATACCAATGGCAGATTAATGGTAGGTGCCCCGGGCGGCACTCCTAATAATACAACCAGTTTAGGCTATACTGTAGTATATAATAATCCTGATAATACACCAACTTGGAAGCCAATACGTGTTCAACAACCAGTAGTTGATGTATATGCTATTAATAATGTATTCAGTTATAACGGCACTCAAGCTGTAGGAATTAACGATACCGTGAATGGGGGATATCAAACTTATTTTGATTTCTTTGATCCATTACAAGGTAAAATTCTTGGAATAGCACGTAAGAATATAGATTATATAGGAGCTGTTGATCCAGCACAATACAATCAGGGTACTGTACATAATAATGGGCAACGATGGGGTGCTGAACATCTTGGACAAGTTTGGTGGGATACTGATACTATAAGATTTATTGATCCTAACCAGGATGACATAGTATATGCTAGTCGTCGTTGGGGAACAACTTTTCCTGGAAGCAGAGCAGATGTATATCAATGGGTTGAAAGTTCAACCCCGCCGTCTTCTTATTCCGGATCAGGTACACCTTTAAGTCCTACAAGTTATTCTATAGGATCAGTATTAGGTGCTAATAATGTTTTTAATACACTTTATTATTTCTGGGTTAGAGGAATTACTACTATTGCTTCTGGGTCAGGAAAAACGTTAAGTGTTGATGGCATTGCAAGTTATATTCTCGATCCTCGTAGCAGCGGATTGCCATATATTGCCGGGCTTAATGCTTCTACTATTGCTATATATAATGCTCAAGGATTGTTAAATGGTAACAATACCATTTTAAGTATTGGGTTTGATCAGCAATTAAATGATGATGTAGTACACCAAGAATATCAGATTATTACAGATGGTGTTGCTAATTCATTCCTTAATACTAATTTATACAGAAAATTTTTAGACAGCTTATGCGGTATAGACACAGTAGGCAATACAGTTCCTGATCCAAGATTAAGTTTGGGAATGAAATACGGAGTTCAATTCCGTCCAAGACAGACGATGTTTGCTGATAGATTTACAGCATTGGAAAACTATTTAGGTCGTGCTAATACTGTATTATCAAAATATCCTATTACTGAAACGTGTAGTTTTAATTTATTAACTGCATCACAACCAACTCCATCTGCAGATTCTGGAGCTTGGGATTTTGTAGTGCCAAATTTAGAAATTTTAGGTTATCAAAATCTTGCGGGAATACCAGTAGGATACAAATATCTTGTATTAAGTGACAGCACTCACCAAGGCACTTGGACAATCTATGCAGTTGGTGCAAATCGAACATTAACTTTAGTACAAGTACAAAGTTACGATACATCGTTATATTGGTATTATGTTAATTGGTATTTGCCCGGATATAATTCAAGTATTGCTCCGGTTGCTGCTGTACAGAATTACGGGCAATTAGCTACATTAAGTTATGCGGCTGTTCCTATAGGTGCTTCGGTACGTGTTATTGCTAACGGATCTGGAAAATGGGAAATTTATTTACGTACAGGTACTAATCCTGCTACTGGATGGCAACGTGTTGGACTCGAAGATGGTACAATAGCTTTTAAAGAAGAATTATGGAATTATTCAGTTGGCAATTATGGATTTGGCGCTCAAACCTTTGATTCGCAGCATTTTGATCAGGCTCCTCAAATTGAAACACGATTTGTTCTTCGAGCATTGAATGAAGAAATTTATGTCGAAGAGTTAGCACTTGAAAGAAATAGCAGTTTAATATTAATGTTTAACTATGTGTATAGTGAATTTACTAATCCATCTTGGTTAATCAAGACAAGTTATGTTGACGTTAATCATAACATTCGTGCATTGCAGCCATATCAGACTTATCTTGCTGATAATCAAGACTTTGTATTAGATTATTTCCAAGAAGTTAAGCCATACCATGTGCAAGTGCGTCAGTTTAATTTAATTTATAATGGCGAAGATAATTTCCAAGGTGATATTACTGACTTTGATTTACCAGCATATTGGAATTCGGCATTACCAGCTCCGCAATTTGTAAGTCCAATATTAACTCCGTATACTCAAGCGATAACTACAAACAATTCGTTGGCAAGCAATACAGCACCAAATGATCAGTTATGGTTAACACCAAGTTTATATAGTCAATGGTTTAACAATTATGAATTAAATGTTCAAGGTGTAACACTTGTAAATTCTGGAGTAGGATACACAACAGTACCTATAATAACTTTTGGTACAGTATGGCAAGCCAACACATCTTATTCACTTGGGCAACAAGTTTATTATGCCAATAACTTATATACTGTTACAGTTCCGGGTATTACTGGGTCAACTGCTCCGACATTTACTTTTGGTTCAGTATTAGATGGTAGTGCAACTCTTGCATATGCAGGGTACCCTGCAACTGGTACTTGTATTATTAATACCTACGGTAGTATTATTTCTATTACAGTGACAAATCCAGGCAAAGGTTATATTACTGATGCTACTGTGAACATTACGGGTGGCGGATTGCCGGGTATTACTATACCCTGGGCTGCTAATTTAGCTGTGGTTTCAAATAGTTATATTATTACTCCTACTAACAACATATTTGAAGTAACAGTTGCTGGAATATTAGATGGAGTGGCGCCAGTTGGGCAAACAAATCAAGTAAATGGCACAGCGACTCTGGCATTCGTGGGTCAAATTGCCAAAGCTGGTGTAGTAATGGGCAATCCTTCTGGGCACTCATTGGCTCGTACATTTAATGCAACACTAAAATACGACAGATATGAGTATTCATCAAATATTGTTGAATGGACAGCTAATACAACATATGCAGCTGGAACTCAAGTTCGGTTTGACAACATTGTTTGGAGTGCAGACAGTACAATAACTAATCCAGTGTTTGATCCAGAGCAATGGACTCAAGTTGAGGCTAGTACATTGAGCGGGGTTAATCGTACAATGGGTTACTATGTCAGCACAGTTAATACTCCAGGATTATCATTACCATTATTGATAGACGGAGTTGAATACCCAGGAGTGCAAGTATCCGGATTAAACTTTAACCAAGACACTGGGTTTGATCGTGGTAACTTTGACATTAATCCGTTTGATAATTACTCATTAGATGCTAATGGGTCACCAACATATGATTTAAATATACTTGATACTATTTTTGAAAGTAGCTATTTAGATCCATACTTAGGAACTCGCCCAAGTGATATTAATATTGATGGCGGCAAGTATGTTGATGTGTTTGAAAGCCATGCTCCTGAAGAATTAGTACCAGGCATAGAGTTTGACACGTTAGATATGCGTGTTTACACAACTCCGGGTGCTGATTGGAGAGGGTTAGGACATGGGTTCAATCAAGGATTAGTGCAAGTCATCTATAATATCAACAGTCCGACTATAAGTTTTGCTAATTTAGTAACTTATCCATTTAATTTAGAAATAACCAATGCGACTCAGAGATATAATTTAGTTGAAGGTACAGACTATACAATTGATTGGCCAAATTTAACATTCACTATTATATCAAATTTTATAAGAGTGGTAGACGGCGATCAGCTTGGTGTTTATGTATATGATCTTGGTGGTGGTAATCAATTATTTAAAAATACATATCTCGGCAATGAATTTGGCGATGAGTTAACAGTTCCTGTTGATGATAATTTATTGTTGTCTAATGATAACGGGTTTGCTATATTTGTTAACGGCAGTTATTTGTCTAATGTCAATTATACATATACTGCTGGCACAGCATTTGGTACAACTACTATTACATTCGATGATACTTACACTTCGACTGATTTTATTAGTTTAGCGGCCTTTGGTCCTACTACTGTTAACTCTGTAATTACAGATTATGAATGGAGTCTGCCAGTAACACAAAGTTTTACAGTATCAACATCGGGGCAAACGGTATTCAATTTAGATCCAGCAATTAGTTTAGAATATACTAATCCTGTCACAGCAATTGTTACAGTAGGTGGAGTTACTGCAAGAGGGTCAGCAGGAATTCCTTACATTGGTGACGGTAGCACCTATACATACATATTGCCACAACGCATTTCAGCTAACCCAATTACTATTGTAAAAGCTAACGTAAGTGTTTATATTGATGGTATATTACAAAATCCAACAACATACGAGTTAGAAGTATCTGACGGATTTAGCTCAGATAGTTCTGTTGATTATTTCTCAGCAGGTCCGTTTGATCTTGATGCTGGAATATTGTATGTATTATTAGATACTGCACCAGACGACGGAGCTCAAATTTATATTGCGGTTGATTCTACAGCACAGTATTTGATTGATGCAGATGCCATGACGTTAACATTTATTGAAAATACAGGTATAAATCCATTTGTGGGTCAAGTAATTTCAGTAACTACGTTTAATGATACCCGTGAACAAAGATTATCAACACAGATATTTGTTGGCCCTATAACAGAAGGTGCTGTTGTTACCGAAGGATTTGATACAACTGGATTTGGCAATATATTTGATGGTACTATTGGCACAGTAGTACAAAATAATAATTTTGTATTATATCAAACATATGCAGATATTTCTCGCCCATGGGTTTCATTGAATGGAAGAACATTAACAGCATATTTAGATTATACTATCGAAGGTAATTTGTTAATATTAAATTCTGGTACAATAAGAGTTACAGATACATTAATAGTAACCAATGTGACTAATTCAGTGGTTCCTGCTGCAATGGCATTTAGAATATTCCAAGATATGCGAGGAGTGCAAGCAACTTATCGTATTACTCCTAATACTACAACTACTGTAGCACAGCAAGTAGCGCAAGATGATGATACTATATATGTAGTTGATGCTAGTGCATTAAGTATTCCTAATTTTGCTGCTAATATATGGGGTGTGGCAACTATTAATGGCGAGCGTATTATGTATCGAGAGATTGATTTTACAACAAACACTATTAGTAGTTTACTTCGTGGAACCGCAGGTACCGCAGCAGCAGCACACAATGTAGGTGAGTATGTTTATGATATGGGACGTGGTAATTTATTATCTCCTGAATTCCAAGATTATGTTGAAAGCAGTTCGTTTATTTGTAATGGTACAACAAATACATTTACTACTACCATTAATGTTAACTATGCTAATTTCTGGGAAAATACAGAGCCGTTTGACAGTACTACGTTTGATGAGGGTGATGTAACTGGTGAAACTTTATCTTTTGATTACGGATTTGCTGGAACTCAAGAAGCAATTCAAGTGTATCTAGCAGGAGAATTGCAAACTAGTGGGTATGCGGTAACAAACACAGATCCTGTTGTAATATCGTTTAATACTCCGCCAGCAGATGGAGTAGAAGTAACTGTATTGGTAAAATTCGGGTCAACTTGGTATGCACAGGGTATTAATCCTCCAACTGCATCAAACGGGGTGCCTTTACAAGAAACCAATACTATCCCAGCTCTATTTCTAAGGGGTATAAATTAAAATAAATAACTGTAAGTTTTTACTTAGTTATAAATTATAATAAATAAAGAACAATGGAAAATACAACATCTACTCAGCAACAATCTAATCCTACTAAACAGCCTAACGACACAGGATCTGTATCTGTGGATGCTTTTGTAAAGATATTTGATCCAAAAACACGTAAGGTATTTGTGGAGCAAAAAGCATGATACAACCTGGTTTAGCAAAAATTGAAGGATTTATTAAAATTACTGATGCTGTAACTGGCGAGGTTTTAGTTGATAAAAAGAACGCCATTAATTACGAAAATATATCAATTGCTATGGCAAATGCTCTTGCAGATCAAGGAAAAGGCTGGATTTACACCATGGCTTTTGGTAATGGCGGATCAGCAGTAGATCCGACAGGAGTTATTACATATCTTCCCCCGAATGTAGTAGGGCAAAATGCTAGTTTGTACAATGAAACTTATGCTCAAGTAGTAGATCAAAATTCAGCTAATAATTTAGATCCTGTCAATAATAACATGACAGTATTGCATACGTCAGGCAATCCGTACACAGATATACTAGTATCATGTTTATTAGATTATGGGCAACCAGCTGGACAACAAGCATTTGATAATAGTACCAATTTTAATGGTGAATATGTATTTGATGAATTAGGATTACAATGCTGGGATGGTTCAGCTAATAATTTATTCTTAATTACTCATGTTATTTTTCACCCAGTACAAAAGAGTTTGAATCGTCAAATCCAAATAGATTATACGTTACGAATTCAGACTTTGACGAACCTAAGCGCCGCATAAATATGTATATATTAAACGGCTATAAATACTATACAAGGACGGAGTAATAATATGAGTTATACAATCAATTTAACCAACGGTAATTTATTAGTTACTGTTCCAGACGGTACAATCGATACTACTACCTGCTCGCAGGCATTGATAGGCAAAAATTATGCTGGATATGGACAATTTTTGGATGACAACTTCGTTCATTTGTTAGAATGCGGGGCTGATTCTACTCAACCAACTGCACCATTAACTGGTCAACTATGGTTTGATACTACATTAGGTGTATTACAAGTATACAATGGCGCAGATTTTAAAACTCTTGGTAGCGCACAGGCCGCAGCTAGTGCTCCATTGAACAACGCTATAGGTGATTTGTGGTTTAATACAACTGCACAGCAATTAAATGTATATACTGGAACAGCTTGGTTATTAGTTGGTCCAATTTATAGTGCATCTACTGGTATTACAGGTGCGGTTCCGGCTGTAGTTACTGATAATACTGCTGCTTCTCATATTGTTGTTGAACTTTACGTAAATGATACAATTGTTGGATTTATTTCCGAAGATGCTGCATTTACTCCAAGTCCAAGTATTTCTGGATTTACAACAGTTCGTCCAGGTATTACTCTAGCTACAACAGTCGGCGGACAAGTTCCGTTATTCCAAGGAACTGCTACTAACTCACAGGCTTTAGGTAACGTTACTGCTAGCTCATTCATGAGGTCAGATCAAAATACATCTACTAGTGGTAGTATTACTATTAACTCGTCAGGTGCTGCTGTTGCTCTTATTAACGCAGCTGGGTCTGCTGTTGGCAACATTGGCAGTAGTTCGGTCCCATTCAATACAATATTTGCTACAGCTACTTCAGCACAATATGCTGACGTAGCAGAACGTTTTGCTTCTGACGAAGCATATACTCCAGGTACTGTTGTTGAGTTAGGTGGATCAGCAGAAATTACAAGATCTAACACCGCATTAAGCGAATCTGTGTTTGGAGTCATAAGTACAAGAGCAGCCTATTTAATGAATGGTGGTGCAGGTAATGATTTAACCCACCCTCCAGTTGCTATGACAGGCCGTGTTCCAGTTCAGGTCACAGGTGTCGTACAGCGTGGAGATCGTTTAGTATCAGCAGGTAACGGCATAGCAAGAGCCGCAGCAGCTGGTGAAGCGACAGCATTCAATGTAATAGGGCGTTCACTCAATGACAAATTAGATTCAGGTTTAGGTACCGTTGAAGCTATTGTTACAATTAAATAAACTATAACAGGAAAACACGGTAATGACTTACTCTACAGGAAATTTAATACAGGCAACAGACTATAATGGTTTTGTTTCCACTACAGTTGGTGCTAATATTAATGCTACTATGAATACTACATACGGACAAACAGCATTGTCTACTGTAGCAGCAGCTGGCACAGTAACAGCGACTCAATGGTCAACATTGAATGCAAATATTAGTACTATGGGAAGCCATCAAGGTACTACTATTACATCAAGAACAAATCCAGTGGCGGGTAACGTAATTGCTGTATTAGCAAACGTTAATGCAGACATTACTAGTTGCTATACTAATCGTTTTAATGCTGCCACACAGGGTTCACAATATACAGCATGGACTGGTACTGCTAGTAAAACTACAGGAACCGGTTCTGGTACAGCAGCATGGACTATTACATTTACTAATACAGTTACTTTTGCCAATACAAACGCTGCTAGTAATTTCTTTAATTCTGGTGGATTAATTAAAACTCAATTTAGCAAAACTTCAACTGGAACAGCCCAAGATACCCAATGGAACTCATTTATTGGGAATGTATGCGGCACAATTTTTCTATCTAGTACAGCAGCCAGCAAAACTCTTAGCGGTAACACGTATACAGGTACAACTAAAGTTGGCGGTAATGGTACTCCTACTACTTTAACAACAAGTACAGGATTTGCTCAATTAACATCTTCGCCTGTTACAATTTATAAACAATTTGCTGTTGGCTCACCTTATTCTTCAAATTTTGTGCAAGTTAATGCCTCAGTTAGTGGTGCTGTGTTAACACTTACTACTCTGTGGTCTGATGCTGGCGATCCATTTGGAGCAGCTATTACAGGCGGTACAGCAACTACTGGTATTACTTTTGGCACAGCTCCGGCAACAGTAGTTACATATTTTCCTCCTGAAACAACATATCTTGCTAACGTCTGGGGAACACCAACTGTAGCAGCTTCTGTAGTTTAATTGTTTTACCAAAGGGACTTTAGGTCCCTTTACTTTTATTCTTTTCTGTAGTATAATAATCATATGGATACTGATAAATTAGTCGCACACTCGCGGGCTAGGTTTGACCACGCCGCCGCAAAACGAACTCTCAAAGAAAAATATCAAGCACGGCTAATTTTTGGCTGGAATGGAGGCATGTTTGAAACAACTCCTGAAATGATTACATTTTTTGCCCTGTGTGGTGATAAACTAGTTGTTGTGTTGGATATGTATGGAAATCCCATTAAAGTTCACGCAGCAACTCTATTAAGCCTTATGCGTGATAAATGGGAAGTATGTATGCAAGACTGGCATACTGAATACGAAGAATTAAACAAAAAACGATGACTACCGGTGCACTTATATTCGCTTTTAATAATGAGCACATAGATTATCTCGCTATGGCACGATGGACAGCTGCCAATATTCTGAGGCATTTAGATATCCCAACTGCTATTGTGACAGATACGCAATTTGATCCTAAAGAATATGAGCAATGTATTTTTGCCAAACCAGAAGGAGCTCATTCAAGAAGGTTTGCTGATCAAGACAATGATGTAACCTGGTATAATGGTAACCGCGTTGACGCATATGGGTTAACTCCATGGGAACAGACATTAGTAATAGATGCTGATTATGTCGTGGCAAGTGATCAACTAAAGACATTATTAGCTATGCCACATACTTTTGCGGCACATAAAACAGCATATGATGTTGTAAATCTAGATAATTTTGATGAATTAAACAACTTTGGCAACTTTAACATGCCAATGTGGTGGGCTACAGTAATGATGTTTAGGCGAGATCCAGAAGTTGAGATGTTATTTAACGCAATGAATATGATTAAGCAAAATTGGCAGCATTATAGAAATTTGTATAAGATTTCAAAATCAACCTATCGCAATGATTTTGCTCTAAGTATTGCTTTAGGTATTATTCATGGGCATACACTTGATCATACCGACATTCCGTGGAACCTAGCATCAGTAACTCCTGACCATGCGCTGAAAAAACTAGCAAACGACATATATCAAGTAGATTTTTTAACACAGGATCAAAAACCAAGATATATAACTTTATCTAATCAGGATTTTCATGCAATGGGTAAGAGACATTTAGGAGATATTGTTGCCAGTGATATCGGATAGAGGATATTTGATCCCTGCTATCGGTGATCAATATATTGAGTGTGCTAATAAGTTAGTTTATAGTATACGTCAGTGGCATCCTAATGCTTATTACACTATTATCACTGAGGATATGTTACCATATGGAAATCTTGGAGGATATGCTAATGATTGGCAATGTTGTTTGCTTAGTCCATACAAACATACTATCAAATTAGAAGCTGATATGTGGTGTGCTAGTCCGATTGATCATTGGTGGGATTTATTCATGACCAAGGATCTAGTTATTAGTCAAGGATGTAGAGATTTTTACGATAAAGCTGGTAAATCAAGATATTATCGCAAGATATTTGATGATAACAACTTGCCTGATGTGTATAATGCCATTACATACTGGCAAACAAGTGATACAGCCACTGAATTTTTCAAATTAGTGCGTAGTATATTTGAAAATTGGGAAAAGTATAAGACTTTGTTAAAATTTCCCGATGAAAAAGCTACCACTGATGTAGTTTATGCTATGGCCGCTATTATAATGGGAGTTGAAGATGTAACCTTACCGAAAGGACTAGGCCCGACAATAGTACATATGAAGAAACATATGATACCTATTTTATCGGAAGATTGGAGTAAAGAGTTAGTATGTGAACATACAAATCCTGGCATTAGAATCAATACAGTAGCACAATGGGGATTAGTTCATTATTATATCAAAGAGATGGCAAATGAATGAAGAAGAATTTTGGGCAGCATTGCAGCCTATAGAGATAAAACCTGTATTTTATAGGCTGTATCATGACGAACAAGGACTTCCATTATTTTTTAGTCAAGAAGATTTACCTGGTAATTATATAGATCTTGATCAGACTACATACAATACACCTCATACTCACATTCGAGTAATTGATGGTAAACTAGTGACTCTTGATACAAATGTAATAACAAAAATAACTCCTACAACATATGGAGTACCATGTCACCCACACGATGTAAGTATAGTGGTTGGCACAGCATTGCCTCATGTAAACTGGAATATAGTATGACGACAAGAGTAGATGTAGCAGATTTAGATGTAGTATATCTTTCGTATGACGAACCACAAAAAGAAAAGTTTTGGGTCAACATTAAAAACATAGTGCCCTGGGCAAAGCGGGTCGACGGAGTTGTTGGATCAGATGCGGCCCATAAAGCTGCTGCTGCTGCTAGTGAAACTGAAAGATTTATTTTAATTGACGGTGATAATCTTCCTGAAGATGATTTTTTTGATCTAATACTTGAATTTCCAGATGAACAATGGGAACAAGCTGTATATCGATGGAGAGCACGTAATAATATTAATGGATTGATGTATGGCAATGGAGGAATTAGTTCATGGACTCGCACGTTTATCAATGACATGAAAACACATGAAAATACTGATGGCAAAGTTGAAACTCAAGTAGAATTTTGCTTTGATCCATTATACTGGGCTATGCATGACTGTTATTCAACAACATATCCAAATGGATCACCGTTTCAAGCATGGAGAGCTGGGTTTAGGGAAGGGGTTAAGATGTGTTTAGATCGCGGATCTAAACCTAGTATACAAGATTTTAGAAAACGTGTTCATCATCGTAATCTTGATCACTTAACTATATGGCATAATGTAGGCAGAGATGTTGAGAATGGTATTTGGGCTATATTGGGAGCTCGTATGGGCACCTACATGCTTATGATTAACTCAACTTGGGATTACACACAGGTACAAGATTTTAATGCGCTTAAACTGATATATGATACTATCGATGGGCATAACCCAGAGCATGTTGCTGCTAGGATTGCGCCTGATTTGCATACACAATTAGATCTTCCGATAACAATGCTAGATGAAACTGCTAGTAAGTTTTTTAAGCGTCACTATCATAGTAACTGGCACAACCAAGGCATAATGGTTCGTGAAATTGATGTAATACGCAGACAAGAAGGTTGGTAATTACTTAATATTAAGTATTTTTATTGGGATTCTACGCTTATTAATGTTAACATCGCTTGAACAGTTACATATATTGTATGGACAGATAATAGATTCAGTTGGCCAGTGTATGAACTCAGGTGTATTAATGTTACCTATAATTCCTCCTGCCATACAGTTACCTCTTTTAACGTTACCTGTAGCTCCAATGAATAAGCTGCGTAATCCTACATCACACTCGTAGTCTTTAAAGTTTGTTTGTCCACGGTTAATATAATATACTTGATCTTTACTGTACCCTATTGTGCCATCATCAAATATGTATTCAGCTCCTAAGTTGAACCAGGGTTTATGTCTGTGTGGATTGTCTGCTCGTGGAAAACGTGGTTTGGCTGTATCCATCCATTCAATCTGTTCCTGTGTATATTTGTCGCTGCTGTTTTGTCGCCCCCACTCATACACTCGCACAACTTCTGCGCTATACCCATCATGTTCTAGTAGCTTGTTATATGCTTGGATACACTTATCCCAGTGACTACTTAGCATCATTACACGGGCCGATACACGGGTTACCTCCGCTGTTGCTAGGACATTGTTGAAGTATTGATCTGTTGAGAATTCAGGATGATAGCTAAAGGATATCTGATTAATGTAAGGGCCGATTTCTTGCCAATACTCTTGACTTTTGTATGCGTTTGATGTTATAGTAATACTGTGCCCTGCGGTATGTATCAGTTTGACCAACTCTGGGAAGAATGGACTCATACTAGGTTCACCGCCCCCGATAGAGAAATGTAATTTAGGGTATCGTTGGAATAATAAGTCTAAGAATCTTCTGGCATTGTCCCAATCGTAATTGTGATTAGAGCCATTGTGTGTTGAGGGTGGACAGTAAACACAACTGTTTGGGCAAATGTTGTTGACAATCCAAGTAATATGAGTTACACTTTCACTATGCTGTCTTACTACGTTTATTTTAGGTAATGCCATCACTTAACTCCAATTATCATATAACGTGTAAACTGTGAATCAGGATACACAAAGTCTAAACTATCGTAATAATCAATACTTGTTAGCGGATATTGGTCAATGAAATCATCCAATGTAGCAGAATGCACCACATGATCGTCATGCGGCATATCATTGCCTTGAAGTATAACTCTAGTTCCCTTAGGAATGTTATCAAACCAATCCATAGAGTCAAAATGCTCTGTGCTAGTGTTAATTATTAAATCTGGGTTTCCAGGCAATTCTATATTACAATCTTTTGTATATGCTTTAAACTTCCATTCCTTAATAACCCAATTTTCATTTATCATGTCAGCGATTGATTCACAAGTAGGATCTAAATCATAGCTTTCAATACGATCAACCATAAACTTTTCTCTACTTAACAGTAAGAATCCAGTTATACCATACCATCCGGCATATATACGGGTAAGTTTACTATCCCATCCTAAATTTTCAAGTTCACGACATAGCCATAGCTTGCTATCCATTTGCCCATTTGAAAATGCGTCTTTGTTTATCATAGATTTATTAAATTTTTATGTATGTAATGGCTATAATCCAAATACCCTTGGTTAACATATTCTAAATATTGCTCTTTAGAAGTTATTTTTTTAATCACATTAGTTTTAAATTTATCCATTGTAAAATGTTCTACAGATTGTGTGGTAATGGTTTCGTATATTAACTCAGCTAATATTTTTAAATTGGGAATAGTTAAATGATTAGCTCTAGGATCAAATTTAGTAAATTCCACAAAGTCCATATATTTATACCCTCCGATAATTTCTCTTGTTGTAATATCAGTAAAAAGTATTGGAGGTATTAGAAAATTGGCAGGGTGAACTATATTAGGAATATGGTGTTTCCATGGTTGATGTTTTAACATTATAAATGTAGCATTGGGTTTTGATCTTGCTACATTGCTTATTACATGTACATAACTTTCGAAGTTCATGGAAATTATATCAGGTGACGCATTAACCATCCACCATTCAATATGCTCTTTACTTTTGTAGTACCAACTATTGTCAATATGTGGTCTTGTGTCGGGACCATGGCAATAACCTGCCGCTGTTTCTGGATGATTTGAAATTTGAAAATCAAAATGTAATCTCCCCTTAGTGCTAGGTATGTAAACCACAATATCATCATCTCCGATAACATTATTTTGAGCATCATTTACGAATTGTAGTGCAGCATATTCGGTACTACCCCCTCCTACTGCTTTATTGATTAGTGGAATTTGTAACTTTTCTTTGAGCAGTACTGCCCATGTCTGCATTCCTGGATCATTGCTGACACCAAAACTATCGCCATATATTCTTAATGTTTTCATGTTATCACCTATCAATCACTGTATATTTAACCTAGAGTTGTAGTATAGTTTACTATCCGTTTGCTCGTTTGAAAATGCATACTTTGGTATCATAACTGTGGCAAATTGTTTAATATTGCGTGTCTATAATACACATACTCTTGTGTAACATATTCTAAATATTGCTCTTTAGAAGTTATTTTTTTAATCACATTAGTTTTAAATTTATCCATTGTAAAATGTTCTACAGATTGTGTGATAATAGTTTCGTGTACTAGCTCAGTTAATATTTTTAAATTGGGAATAGTTAAATGATTGGACCTAGGGTCAGTTTTAGTAAATTCTACAAAGTCCGTATAATTATACCCTCCGATAATTTCATTAGAAGTTATGTTAGTAAATGATATAGGAGGAATTAAAAAATTGGCAGGGTGAACTATATTAGGAATATGATCCCATGGTTGGTGTTTTAACATTATAAACGTAGCATTGGGTTTTGATCTTGCTACATTGCTTATTACATGTACATAACTTTCAAAGTTCATAGAAATTACATCATGTGATGCATTAACCATCCACCATTCTATATGTTCTTTATTTTTATAGTACCAACTATTGTCATAATCTGGTCGTACATTGGGTTCATGACAGTAGTCTGCTGCTGTATCTGGCCGATTTGAAATTTGGAAATCAAAGTGCAATCTTCCTTTAGTACTGGGAATATAAATGACGATATCATCATCGCCGATAACATTCACATCGTTGACAAATTGTAACGAAGCATATTCTGTGCTGCCGCCATGTATAGCTTTATTGACTAGTGGGATTTGTAATTTTTCTTTAAGCATAGTAGGCCATGTCATAACCTGCATATTAGCACCGAAACTATCACCATATACTCTTAATGTTTTCATTGCCTATCCGTTACTGTATATTCTACCCAATCGCCTAGTTGAGTGCTGCCATTTGTAATAGCAGTCGGGTATGCTGCAAATATCGCATCTAAAAAGTCATTATATTTTTTGGTTATTTCTTCTAGTGTAAAATTTATCATAGTATAGTCAGTGGCAAATATGTTACTATAAAAAAAGAACGGAGTGCCTCCTATAGTCTTAGACAACAAACTTTTAACTTCGTCAAGTTCAAATAAGTTGCATTTTACATACTCAACTTCACAGGTTTTAAATCTATTCCATAGTTCTTTGAATTTTTCTTCACTGCCAAAGTCAGAAAACAAAAGTTTTTGATTTTCTTCAATGCTGCCATTGATGTATTTGTAATATTGCTTAAAGTCATCTGACTGTTTTGCTAGATACTTTGGAAAATCATTGCCATCCCAAGTTTCTTTAAGTTTTTTGATCCAGTCAAGTGATTTTTCATGAAAGTCATAAAACACAAATTTCACAGTATCATTTCCATTTAGTATATCAAGATATTTAAACCCTGATGCTGTGCCAAAGTACGTATCACACTTTTTATTACCATGAAAGTAATATCGTTCACTGTTATATACCCAAATAGTAGGCGCAAGTTTGAATGTTTTTATCCATTTCTTTTGATTAGAGTTGGATACTAACTTTGTATTACGTTTTATAAATGCTTCATATAGGTTATCTGTATCTGATTCAGGATAGATAAACAATCTACATTTACGCATTTCATCAGTAAAGTTGTCTATCTTAATACCATTGGCAAACGCAGCTTTTAGAAATCCATATCCTTGGCTAGTTCTAGTGCCTACTGTTGTGCCTTCAGAACCTTGCATCCAATATGGTGTATATCGATCATGAAAGTTCTCTTTTGAACGTATATAGTTAGGAAGTTCTTCTGTTACTGTATCCCACCCGCCAAATTTAGGAGATCCTATCTCTTTCCATTTGTTGATGTTAACAAACATCATCTGATGATGTATTTCAACCCACCCGGAACCATTCTCACTTTGCCAATCCAATGTAAATGCCAACGTAAAAAAGTCTGGATTGTCTATACTATACTGTTCAATTTGTTCCAGTAATACATTGCTTTTGATTAGATTACCAACTGATTGAATAAAGATTAAATCAAAATCTAAACTATCATTCATTGCATCATCAATGTTGTTATAAAACATAACTTTACCTTCGACGATAGGAGTTATCATTCTTGAAGTCAGTGAGAAAGTTAAGTCACGAACTTTATTAAACAGTTCAGTGTGTTTTTCGGCCACTCTTGCTTCATCAACAACAGCAAATTTTACTTTTTTACCTTCAAAAAATCGTCTTGTGTATACTACATTCATAAACTGTAAAACCCTTTATCGTAATTTCCATGTACAATGACATGGTATCTAACTTCATTGCTGTTATTAATGACAATATGTTCAGTGCCAACATCTAACACTAATCCAGTACCAGGTTTAAATGGTACTATACCTTTATTCTTAAAAACAAAATGACATCCCTCTGGATTATTAATAGCAATATTTAATGGACTAAATGCTCTTTCAAATTTATTATCACTATGTGGCATAATGTATCCACCTGGCGCAAGTCGCATAATACGTACACGATCAAATTCTGTAAATGGTAAACTACTTAAAAATTTGTATAAGTTAGGTACACGCTCACACGCATCGGTCCAATGATATCCAGCTTCTGTAGCATTTGTGAACCCATACTTAGTATAATGCTCGGTCTTGTGTTTGTCAATACCATGTAGTGTCAAACTTTGCCACCCTTCGTGTCCGTACCCTTTTTTCTTGTCTTGTCCTCGATGATTGAAGTACAAGTCATCTACTGACTTACACTCGGTTAGTAATAATTCAGTATCAAAGTCAAACTTGATAGGATAATACACACATTCTGGATCATCATGTGATTCTTGAAAGTTAGTATATGTTGGATTTGCGAAGTCTTTGTTTTGATTATAAAACTCAAGTAGATCTGGCGGAAAATTTGGTTGTGTGTTCATTTAAGATTATTTAATATATCATATCTATTTGGTATTAGCCCATTCGCTACATATTTTAAATATTGTTCTTTGGATGTAATTTTTTCAATAACATTAGTTTTAAATTTATCATATGTAATATTGTCGATTGATGAATTTTGAATTGATTCTACCAACAAATTAGCTAGTATAGTTAAATTAGGAATAGTTAAATGATTGGACCTAGGATCAATTTTAGTAAATTCAGTCCACCATTTATAATCAAAATTTTCTTCGTGTTTTATTCCTACTTCGGATTGATTAATATTCATAAGAAAGATATTGGCTCTTAAAAAATTTGTAGAAGTTATATTATCAAAAATGTTTTTTTTATACTTTCCGGGAAAAGTAGGCAAAACTATAACGGTACACGAAGGATTGCTAACAGCAAAATTTTTTAAAAGTTGTATATATGATTCATGTGTAATTTCTTGCATACGTCGATTATGATTGACCATCCACCATTCAATATGATCTTTGTTTTTCCAATACCATTCTTGCGGAACATAGTGTTGTGGGACATGTAAATAAAGACTAGCTGTTTCTGGAGCTTCTGTTAATTGATAGGTGAAATACAATCTACCAGTCGAACTTGGTAAAAATATGATAATATCATTATCATCTATGATATTATTTTCAACATCGTCTACAAATAATTTGATGGCATATTCTGTGCTACTACCAGATATAGCCTTATTTTTTACAGGAAGTCCTAATAAATTTCCAAGCATTACACCCCAACCTGAAGCAAGCGGAGGACGTCCAACATCTTCTCTTGCGGCAAAACTATCGCCGTATATTCTTAATGTTTTCATATACTTTTTATTTCCCAAACTTTGTATTTTGGTACTGGTGATAGTTTATCCATATCAAAATAATCTACAATTTCTGGAAATACTTCTTTCCAATTTGATTTTCTATGTCTATCGTGATAGTTAATATAATTGAGCATGTATTGGCACTTCTGTACATCAAATGGGCTCATTATTTTAGAAATTCTACTATCTTCACCATATTTTTGTTTAATAACTTCTTGTAAGGCAGGGGGTATAGAGTTCATATTCATTTCTAGACCAACGACTGGATGCGGGTTAAGAAACCATTTTTCTATCTTAGTAGTATTATGTTTTCCAATAGCAAATTTCTTTGCCCATTCGGTATAGGTATCTATGTAAAACATGTTAAAAGGAGTGGCAGTAAAACTAAGATTTATCACTAAATTAGAATGTTTTAATAAAAAATATTTTTCTAAATTAGCTTCGACTTGATGCCATTGTAATGGCCACCTTAAATAATTAAATTGTTCACCAATGGCATCAATACTAACTGCTACATTTACATCTCCAAATTTTTTCCATAATTCTAGTGTTTCTTCACATGGAAACAAACTTCCATTTGTCACATATACAAGGTTTACATCCTTTGGATTTTTAACTAATTTTAACATTCTTAGTTGTGTATTAGTTTTGAATGGTTCGCCACCAAAGAAATGTATTTGTTTTACTTTAGAAAAATCAATTATTTCAGTGACAGTATTAATACGGTCTTCGACAGTTGTATTCCATCTATAGGTTGGACTTTTAAGTTTGAGTGTTTTTGTTTCGTATTGCTGCCATGTAGTACTATTCCAAGTCCCACACATTAAACAAGCGGCATTACAATCATCATCTAATTGCAATTCAATTTTAATAGGATCACCAATTGGATCGTTATTAGTGTATACTGACGTATTAGTATTGGATATAGTTCTAGGAGAATCAGTTCCAGCTTTTTCTAAATCATAGCAATAGCTACACTCTGGAAGCCAGTCATCAACTTTGTTTAAATTTAAAAAAGTTTCTTTAATTTTATCTATGTCAAGTATATTAACTTGCGTTTGTGGAGTATGCTTAATCCAGCAACATGGTTTTACATTATCATAGGTAAAATGATAGGTATTAGTTAAAAATTTACAAAACATTATCAATCCTTTTATTGATAGAAACATCAGTGTCACAATGGCATAAATTTACATTACATTTAACAGGTTGTGTTACCCATGTGATATTTTCTGGATCATTAATAGATCCCAATGGACCTCCGACACAACAGTTACCGGCGAATACTACTCCATTGTAATCAATGTAAAGTGATTTTAATCCGATTTCGCAATCATATCCTTTAAAATGAGTTAACCCGCTATTAACTAAGTCTGTGGTATTGGCATTTTCTATACTTGTACCATCTTGGAAAAAATATGTAGCACCTAGTCCGGGTACATCTCTACGATTCAAATGCAACATCTTGCCTGTGTTGTCAGGTCTATTTTGTTCAAACCACATTTGTTGGGGAACATTATATACATGAGCACTTGAATCCATCCCACGTTTGTCCTGTATCATTACTGGTTCTATTGTAAATTTATCTATTTTAGATAACTTATTGTATGCCGCCACACATTGTTCCCATTGTCCAGGCAGCATTAATATACGGACATTAGTTGGAATTAATTCTGCTACTGCTAATGTTTTTTCTAAAAAGTTTATATCAACAAATTGCGAATGCCACGAAATTGATGCGTAATTTAGATACGGTGCTAACTCTTTCCAATACCTAACAGGTTTTGCTAGATTAGTTGTTACCCCGATAGTATGCCCACGATCGTAAAACAGTTTACAAATTTCAGGAAAGAATGGACTGACGCTAGGCTCGCCTCCGCTGACACTACAATGTATTTTGGGATATTTTTTAAATAGCATTTCAAAAAATCTAAGGGCATTAGCCCATTCATAGTTATGATTTTTGCCCATATGTAAATTGGTTGCACAGTATGAACAATGGTTAGTACATATATTATTAATGATCCATGTTAAATTTAGTGGAGCATTATTAGGTTGTTGTACCCTAATTATCTTATTCATTCAATCCACTTGTTAATGTTAACATCACTCGAGCAACTACATAAATCAATATTACATTTGATATTATCAGTAGGCCACATAATTTTTTCAGGTTTATTAATGTTTCCAATTTTCCCACCGACTAAACAATTGCCCAAGTATACTATTCCATTGGGCCTGACAAATAATGATTTTTTACCTATTTCACAAGTATATCCGTTAAAATTAGTATATCCACGATTGACCCAGTCACTAGCATTAGCTTTTTCTATGATAGTGCCATCATCAAAATAAAAGTCACTTATTATCTCAACGGGTTCATAATAAGGGACGTGTTTTAAAATGCGATGATTTCCTTGATTATTATTAAACCATGCTAATTGTTCGTCGGTGTAGACCGATGATATAGGATCAGTATCATTATATGGCATAATTTTTACTGGTTCTGTTACAAACTCCCAACGGGCACTGAATTCATTGAACATCGAAATACATTCGTCCCACTTACTAGATAGCATCATTACACGAACAGTAACAGTTATTTGTCTAGCAGCAGCAACTACTTTTTCTAAAAAGTTTTTATCTGGAAATTCAGGATGCCATGAAAAACTAATGTAGTCTAAGTAAGGAGCAATATCTCGCCAATAACTTGCCGGCTTAGCAGCGTTAGATGTACATCCAATCGAATGTCCTGCGTCATGAAATGTTTTACAAATCTCTGGGAAGAATGGACTTAAACTTGGTTCTCCACCACTGACACTACAATGTATTTTTGGATATCTCTTAAATAATATTTCAAAAAACCGTTTAGCATTCTCCCATTCATAATGATGATTCTTCCCTTCGTGTAAGTTAGGTGGGCAATAACTACAATGGTTAGTGCATATATTGTTAATCATCCATGTAAGATGCATAGGAGCATTATCCGGCTGCTGAATTCTAATTATTTTGTTCATTGGTATCTATGTTAATTTAAGGTAGAATATATTATTCTAGTTGATTTGTAACACTATTTAGTGCCTATATTTTATGTCACTAAATACTTTTATGATTATTTCCTTGCCCAGCATTGCCATTCTAATAGATTGTTGGAAAAGTCCCATAGAAAATAGCAGTTCAAAAAAATGTTTTAATAATATTATAAATTTCTTAGATACTACTGCAAGTATTACTACAGTAGTACTTGCGACTTACAATTGTAACACAGAACGATACACTCCCGACTCTATTTGGGCTGATAATAACATGTCATTGTTTACAAATCCAATAAGAAAAAAAATTATTGATTTAAAATTAGCATTTGATTTGTTATATGCTAATAGTAATAACAATTTTAAATCAGAACAAACAGATCCTATTATATGGAATTATCTAAACCCATCAAAATACCAAGTGGCTATGTATTGGTGGTGGGAGTTAGAATACTATTTGTTATTACATCCTGAAGTGAAAAATATATATTTTTTTGGAGCAGCATGGGAACAATGTGTTAGGAATCGTCCATTAGGATACAAATCTATATTAGAAGAAGGTACTGATCTTAATATACTAACTAATAAAAATTGTATTCTTTCTGAGAATCATAGTTCCCTTATAAATTTAAATACTAATACTGATTGGAAGTATCTTGGTAATGACATATATCATTACCAACCTGCTCTACCCAGCGTCTAATATCTGTATACTAACTATTTTATTAAACTTACTCCAGACATTGACATTCCATTCCTTTGCATCTTTGTGTGAGTATGTAAATGGTATTGTTATTGATTCACCATCTCCAATTTTATAATCTGATATTCTGGCTAATGGTATATAACCTAATGCTAATTCAGACAGTTTCATATTAGGATCATGAACTTCTGATAAATTATTCTTCATCCACCAGTTATAGAACTTTACTCTGTTGACATAGGTAAGTGATGGACGGCCAAAGTGCATGTAGAACTCAGCCGCAAATCTTGCTTGTGGTCGAACAGCATGCCGTTTCACTACTTCAATATCATTCTCATTTAGTACGCTTGACCAATGTTTACCTAAGGTGTTGTACCCTAGGTACATCCATCCCCATTGCAAGTCTGAACCAAATAAGAAGAAGTCTTCTGGTTTAAGATCCTGATGTATGCCTGCTGGTAAGTAATCTACTAAACAAGTACATAGTCCTTGATCAGGAGTTTCCCAATTTCTAAAGATAGCTTCAAAATTATGTATCTGCTCATTTAAACGTAAGAATCTATCATGTAGTTCAAAGTTTTGACATTTGCCTGGCCATATTGCGTTTGCTAACTCAGGCTTATCATCAGGATTATTAAAATATTTTGTATCTAATAATTCCTGTAGTCTGTCGCCATAAATCTCATATTCTTCATGTAAATCATTAAGTACATCTTGGGTGGCATGTAAGTGTTCTAATGATATAATATCATCTAACGCAACATCATACATGGAGTTAATTTTTAATATATTGTCTCTAAACTCAGCAAAGTTTTCCTTACGATCTTCTGGACTTAAGATTCTTCTATAGTTGGCTTGTATAGTATGATTGGCTTCTTGATTCTGTTTGATCATTGCCAACCATCTATCACCTAGATCAGTATCTAAAATTTTAAATTTAATATGTAACTGCTCATTGTTTTTATTACTAACTGTTACTATCAAACTTCGATCATTTTTCCACATTTAATGCTACCTTTACTGATTTTAGCTCTGGTATAATCTCAAATGTATCTTCATTGCGTAACGCATCTAATTTTGCTGTTTGTCTTAAGAAATGTTTAGCTGCTGATACATTGAACGGCTTAGTTAATTCAAATAAGATGTGTTCAAACAATTTACTAATGTTAGTTCCATGCTTCTCGTTAAATTCTGTTATAAAATTTTCCAACTTAAGAATGATTTCGTGTTTGAAGTCATCTGGCAGAATACTTACATGATAGTAAATAGGACTTTCTAACAAATTAATAAAGAAGTTATTGTGATTTTGACTTCTACGCTTTGGATCACCTCTAATAACACCGATATCAACTAAATGAGTAATCATTTCAGGCAATCGGAACACATTAAATGCTCCTATGGTAAGTCCCGGACGAAGTATGATATTGTCTAATGTTGCCAGTCTTTTCAAATTGGCTTCTACCTTAGGCCATACTGTGCCTGATCGTATTAGCTCTGCTCGTTCTCCAATCTCATCAATACTTGGCCATATTTCTAATTTACCATACTGCCATTTACTCCAATAATCCATAATATTTTTCTTGCCGTACTCTAGCACAGAACAATTAGTATTGTAACTTAGTTTTACATCAAACCGTTCTTTAGCAACCAACATATCTAAGATTTGCCAATGTTCAGGCATAAGCAATGGCTCACCGCCTGCGAAATATATTCGTCGCACATTGTCAATTTGGTCATATAAGAAATCATAATTGGTTTGCTCGCCTACGTTGCCAATACTCCATACTTTTTCTTGATCAGCATAGCCTAGCTTAGTGGCATCTGGTACCCATGCTGAGCTATACGCTGGCCCACAACTGCGACATTTAAAATTACATAAGTTACTAAAACGAAAATCCCAATATTTTAAATCCATGGTAGTACATGTGCCGTCTGCTTCAGTAATGTCTGGAATAGAGTCAATTACGTCTTGAAAATCTCTACGGTGGTATGTTCTTGCGCTTTCGCCTGTAACTCGTTCACGGTCGAAACATTTAGAGCATATGGGTGGCTCTTTACCTTCAATCATGTCCTTTCGGATGGATTTTTGATTGTCGCTATTCCATACTTCTTCTAGTGTCATTGTTTTAAGATCACCTGAAAACACTTTATGTGAAGCAGTTAAGCAACATGGAAGTACTTTGCCGCTAGGTTCAAATGCAAGATGCATCCAAGGCACAGCACATATTGTTGAGCTAGCGTTCTCGGAAATAATTGGTATAATTTTAGTTTGTTCTTGTGTCATGGGATATTTTAAAGGTACTTATGTGTATAGTGTACACGAACGAGAAGGGGAAAACAACTTTTATGGGAAATTGATAGTAGATTAACTATCAATGTTATTTAGCACATTCTCATTAAATTTTGATTTAAGCCAATCGTAGTCATTTACTTTTTGTAATATTTTGTCATTGCCTTGGTTTTCTTCTCCGAATTTTCTGCCGGCAATTGCACCTGCTATGGCATATTTTCCAAAAGGTTTATCATTGCCCAGTGTACACCAAATGTCTAGACGCTTTTCTGTTTCACGAACCATTTGTCGTTTTAGTACTTTGCCGGACAATTTAGCACATTCTCTAAATGCGCTGCGCCAAGTACTAAACTCATCACTGTTAAAGGCAGTAGTATTGCTAATTTTAGGCATTAATTTAAATTTATCACTTAAACTAGTAGTCATATCGGTGTTGTTTGGGTTTGCAGATATAACTAACGTAGTTGGAAATAATTTAACTCCGCCATATCCGTACTTTAACTCATTTACAGGGTTAATACTACGCCAAACATGAACGCAGTCTCTATCAAACAAGTTTGGTTGAAACTTAAAATCCCAATAGTCAGCTAAGTCAGCGTCACCGTCAACTACATAAAACATATCAGTGGTTACTATAGATGCCGCTTGTTTGTGTGCAGCTACAATACCCTTTACCCCATTGACTCTCTTGGCATTAGGAGCTTTTGCTAATACCTTTTGCCAATTAGTTTCTGCATTGGGTTCATTATAACTGATAAACACTACATCTAATTGTTCAGGTAGATTACATTTGATATTTCCGACTACTTTAACACCTTCTGATTCATGTGGAACAATTTTTGCTGCCCATACCTCTTCGTAGCTATTGACTAATCTTTCATCAACGGTCCATACATGTTCGTATGCTAAATCATAATAAGGAATATGATCATCTATAGTATAATCAAGTACTGGCAATTCAGGATTATAAATTATTGTAGGACTAACATATCCCATGTCTTTTACAGATTTAGGCATGCCATTCATTAACTTTAGTTTGATAGCCCAAATCTTATCTTCAGTGGGGTTAAACCTTTCGTCCAAATGCCATACGTGTTCATATTTTAAGTCATACCATGGAATTAAAAAGCTGAAATCAAAATCTATTTTAGGAATATCAGGATTATATTTTATTCTAACTTTAGGACTAATATAGCCCATGTCTTTTGTGCCAGTAACGGGACAATCCTTTAATGAACATTTCATAACCCAAACTTTATCATCAGTAGGATTATATGAGGGATCTAAATACCATATTAACTGATATGATAATCCTTCTAATTCTTCTAATTTAATTTTAGAAGGGTCATTAAAAAACGGTATAGAATCAGGTATATCTGGATTTCTTTCCCACACTATATCATTATAAATTACTGCTGGCCAATGACCCATATCGGGTATCCATGACTTGTGAAAATATTTTGCTACCCATTTACCATTAAATTTCCATACTATACATTTAATTCCTGGAGTAGGGGGAATATTTTCAATGGTTTTATATAATCCAGTGCCTTCAAATTCTGGATTGACAACTAAGAATTCGTCATGTCCATTACCTAGTTGAGATAGTTGACGATCATAATCAACAAAATCATCTTTCCATTCAATTTTTGTAACTTCTTCTGTGGGTACTTGATAGATGTTTAGCATAGGTTAGTATTTAACTACATATATAATAGTCTAAAAATATTTTGCAGTATGTTGCTGCCATTCATAGTCTGTAAGATGATCTATGTTGATTCGGTAAAACTTTCTTATTTCAGTATCGCTATTGAATTTTAGTTCAGATCGGTTGTGTACAAACGGCCAATTGTCATAGATTGATATGTCATATGTATCCCAAGTGTGAGTATATGTTAGCTCAGGTATTTTTTCTAGGTAAGACAACCATTCTCGTACTAGTGAGCAATCGGTTTGCAATACCCCATCAATTTTTATTCCGCATATCCAAGCTTCTGTATTCTTTTCCCAGTTATAATAGTTTAATCTAAGAGATTGTCGTCCGGTGATAGGATGAGTCTTTAACAAATCAAATTCTTTAATATCTGTGCCAGGAGTATACCAACTTTGTTGTATAATTTTTACACGGGGCAACAGACTTTTCATTTCTGGAGTAAGATAATCTATAGCATGTTCAAGATTTAGCCAAGATGTCTTGCCTGACTCTGTAGGGTTGGGATTTGCCACAATCCACAAGCTTCTAAATGGAAATGGCTTATATGTTCTATTTGGTATGTCAGCATGCCATGGCATTTCACTCATGCCTAATCGTTTTGCTGTATTAGTTATTGGACTTAATGTCATTTCGCCGTGTTCAGTATCCACAGACTCTGCTTTTTCTCTCGAATACGCATAATCATCTGATTGCCACGGTTCGCCAAAGCGTAGACTAAACTCCGCATATTCAGCATTGGTAAATTTGACTTCTTTGAAGAATATAACACTACGTTTATATATTAAATCACGCCAATAATCAGTGCTGTATAGAAAGAACTCAGTCGGAGATTCTAACTGTATAACTGATCCCCAATTACTATGTATATCAGTTATTTTCATGATAATCTTGCGTCTATAATAAAGTTTATCCTGTCCTCATTGCTACGATTTTCTAACCAATGAGGTACATGATTATTGACCCAATACAACGAGTCACTTTCTAATATACATTCTTCATCTCTAATCATAAAGATGTTTTCTGTGGCTGCGGTAACAGTAAAGTGAAATCTATCATAGTAACTAAAATATTTTCCACTATCAACATGTGAATCAATAACAGAGTTAGCTGCCAATTTGCTAATAAAAATTCTTCCAAATTCAACTTGTTCTGCGCCTGTGTTTAATAACATTTGCTTAAACCAATTTATAATTTTTTTAAAAACATATTCATTTGCGATGGGGGTTTCTCCAATTTCCATCCATTGATTAGATTCTATAGTAGATATTTTGGCTGGAAGATCTTTTAACAATCTTAAATGTATAGATTCTGTAAATCGTAATGCATGTGTTGTAGTTTGTCTACGAGTACTGAGCTTCCATAAATGATGGTTAGTTGTATCTGATAGATAAGCTCTTACTTCATCACCTAATTCTTTATTTGATCCTATTTTTACATAGTTTAAGTCACTATCAAATATTTTGAATGGACTAACTAAGCTATTCATATATTACCACCGACAGGAAGTAATCTTCTATGCTTTTGTTTTAGAAATGAACAACGTACTACTGTATCTCTTTCTGGCAACATACGATTATACAGTATTTGCCAATAGTTATTGTATAAACATCTTGTTTTTGCAGGAACAATACATTCATCTACATATTTGTATCTTAGATTAAACACAATATCTATCAATCCAACATCATCAGCATCAATCAGTGAGTAAAACTTTAATCTACCCATGCCTTCATTGTATGCCATTGCAGAGCTTATCAATGTGCGAAGTTCGTCTTTGGTATCATTCGATTTTATGTCGGTAATATACCAACAAGCGTCATCGCGGCTTATATAAAATGATATAAAAGAAGTTATGCTACCATTTTCTTGTTCTATTCCAAATGCTTTGTAACTGGTTAATCCTGATAGATAAGTGTCTATAAATCTGTTATATAAAGCATCCACTGTGAATAATGGTTTAACAAGTTCTCTATATAATAAATTTAATTCTACAATTTTCATAGCTTTCCTTTCAATTGTTGTATTACTGTATCATAATGTATGCCATCTACATTGGCTTCTAGCCTTTTGATTTGTGTTCTTCCTAATTCTTTGTATACTTCTTGATTAAAGTCTAGTAGCTTTTCAAATCCATGTGTTTTTGATTTAGGCCTAGTTTTGTATAGTGTAGATAAAATTGAGTTCTTGCTGCTGGCAGAGTTTAGCTTGTAGTTGTAACGATTAGACACAAGTTCTTTTACTAAAGGATTTTCTAACCAATATAATAGCAACTCAGGCGTATAGCTAAACCATTCATTTACCAATGGCACTCCAAATTTATCAGAGAACCGCATAGCACTGGCATCTTCATTTTCCCTAAGTGTATAATACCAATAACTATCATTAAGATTTACTTGTCTAGTAAGTAATGCTTCACCTCCCATGACAGCAGGCGCACCTAGCTTCATTACACTCCTGTAAACCATGATATAAGTTATTTGAGTACATTGTATTTGTTCGCCAAACTCTTTAGCTTCGCCTGAATAGTAAAAATCCTCAATATCTATATCAATGATATCTAGTTTAACGTCTAACTCATCAGCTATTGCTTGTGCTTCGACTAAATCACTGGCATTGTAGTCATTTTTAAATCTAAGAGTAACGCAGCGTGGTTTGAATCCTGTTGCTACGAAATTTCTTAGTACTATTTCACTATCGGTGCCTCCTGATAAAAATAATACAAGATCCTTGCCAAAATCACTTCTTACTAACTGAGCAGTACGATGTAATTCGTCTGCATATGAGCTAGCAGCATATCGTTCTGGGTCTATTTTGCCGACTCTTACTGAATATTTTTCTGTTGAATTCTTTCTATAGTCATAGTCACGCCCTCCTATGCTATATACAAGATGATTATTATGTGTGAAGTTTGTCATTGCGCTCTTTGTAAATTTTCTGTCTGCTTTCTTTAGTCGCAATCAATGGTAGAAAGATTAAACTAAAATCCCACTCGCTTGACTTGCCACTTATACTAGATCCGAAGTCATAGCTACTTGCTTTTTCATGATGATTGTTGTGCCATCCTTGTCCCCATGTAATCCAAGCTAGTAATGATACATTACGACTTTGATCTTTTGTATCAAAATTTCTATAACCATAACCAGGACTGTGGCAAAATATATTAATGTTACTTTCCATGTATAAGCTCAATGCTGCTGGCACAATGAACCCAAATAGCAACAGTTCCCAACTAATCAAACCTACTATAACATAAGTTACCAGAATAATATAGTTATAATTCTTAGCTATCCATACATGCATAGGATCTCTGATCAAATCTATTGCGTACTTAGGATTAAAGTATTTGTCCCAGTCATGTAACCACATGTGCCAAGCGTACCACCAGCCCTTAGAGGGGGTGTGGGCATCTTTTTCTGTGTCGCTGTATCGGTGATGACTACCTCTATGTACTGCTGCCCAGCCGAGCGGGCTGCCCTGTAGTGATAAGCAACTAATCCAAAGTAAAATTGGCTTTAATCCTGGTCGTAGTTCAACAGCTTTGTGACTAACGTATCTATGTAGGCCTACTGCAACGCCTAACCCTTCTATTATGATCCAGCCAATTAGCAATTGCCAAAAGTTAGTCCATGTAAAATCAAAAAATGTAAGAAATAATATTGTACCTATCCATGCTACAGCATGTATTGGATAAAGTATGTAGTATAAGAATGAATTTATTTTAGGCATAAGGTATTTAATTAAATATAGTACGATGAAAAAAATAGTTGATTTTGCTACAAATTTTGACAAAAAACTGTGGGAACAATATCAAGAATATCTCATTAACACAACCGACGAGCTTAAAGAAAATTATTTAGGATTAGATCCTAGGGATTTTTTATCATTTCCGGTTGTTATTATAAATGATAAAATTGTATGTTTCAGTGCGTTACAAATTAGTGATGAACGTTGGGCAAAAGGTATTGGAAGATGTAGTACTAGAATGTGGATACATCCTGATTATAGACATGGACTATCTAAGTTTGGTGGCGGAGATAAGTTCCTTAATACAACTTACTGTTTACCCATACAATTCAATGTAGCTAAACTAAACAATCTTGACTGTTTATTTATTAGCCGCGAACATAATCTGCTTGCGTTCAACAAATATTCGGAGTTAATTAAAACAAATTGTTCTATTAATTTTACCATGGAATCTTCTAAGTACAATGTATGTGGTGCTAAAGATCCTGTTCCTGAAAGTTGCCAACAATGGGTCATGCTACATCATTTGACTGAAACAGGCCCTGAACTTTGGTATAACAATATGTCGCAGTATATATTATAATTTTACTTGTTTAAGCCACTCGTAATACTTAACTAATCCTTGTTCTAGATCAATTTTAGGATTATATCCAAAATCTTTTTTCGCTTTTTCTATGCTTAGTTGTCCCCGTACTGGGTATGACATATCACGATGATTGATTGTTACTGAACCTTTGCCTACTATCTTAACTACTAGACTAGCAGCTTCTAATAAAGTTCTTGCTTGCCCCTTTGATATATTATATGTGTCATTTTTAGATGCATCGCTGATTGCTGCTAGGGCTATACCCATAGCAGTATTATCAACATATGTAAAATCCAGTACTTCTTCAGGGCCATTTACTAACAGCTTGTCTCCGCGCATAGCAGCAGCAAAAAATTTGCTAATAACTCTATCCTCAACATCACACGGTCCATATACAGCACTAGGGCGAACAATAGTATGTTCTAACCCATATTGTCTAGTATAATCACGTACTAACCATTCGCCTGCTAACTTCATTATTCCATATTGCCCGATAGGCTCACAGGAAGTATCTTCTTTGATGTTTGTATGATCAAAGTTGCCATAAACCATACTTGAGCTAGCGTACACAAATCTTTTTACACCATGTTTAACTGATAGCTCAAGTAAGTTAAGTAATCCTTCACTCATTACTCTACTGCCGGCTGCTGGATTTTTGTTTACAACTTTTTGTCGTGGAAAACTAGCTAAATGAATGACAACATCAATATCATCAAATAGTTTGTCATCTAATGTTTCTGCTATATCCGCTAATACAATGTCTTTAGAATGAATTTTGGTAGTTCTCTCATTCATTAGATAGTCTAATTCTGTCCTAGGGATAATACCATAATCGGTACGATTGTCTATGATTCTAACTTCATGGTGCAAATCTTCTAGTACACGAACTACATTGTGACCTATAAATCCCATGCCACCGGTAATTAGTATGTTCATTTAATATCTTTCCACTTTAGTGTCCAAAAAGTTTGATCTTGCTCAGTGAGTTTGGCAATAACATTATAACGATATCCATAACTCAATGAATCAGTCATACGATGCCATTCAGGAGGTTCTATAGCGTGTTCCATCACCCATTTGCCCATTTTGCTTTCTTGCCATTCCCAAAGAGGATTGGCAGCGTAGATATCAGGGTCTTCTACATCGCCTATTACAAATGTGTGTACTATTATGCCACTAGAAATTCGTTCACCATGGGGAATATTGATTCAATTGCTTTTGCACAAGCTACTGCCACTTCCCTATGTTCTTTTTGTGTCTCTGGGCCACTACGCAGTTCTATGTAATGTAGCCATGATCGTAATGTGCCTTGCATGTATAATCTACTAAGGGTAAGTCCTTCTGGCAGTACAGCACGAGCTTGTTCTTTAGCGATACCTTGTTTAATAGCCCATTCATATGAACTTTGAGCAGAAGCGATAACTGATTCTTGTTTCCAACGCCATTGTTCCATTAAATTTTGCTCAATTAAGTTATCTCCAGCAATTTCAATACTATTCTGGCGATTCTTTGTGTCTTGTAATCTTGGTTGTTTTAATTCCCACCCTAGATCAGCAACAGCATATCTTTGACTGAACTCTTGAAAACTAAAACTACGATGACGTAATATTTGTCGTGCGATATCACGAGTTACTTCAATTTCTAAACAAGCACTAACCATCTCAAGAGGTGACCAGTGTTGATGCTTAATAAGATAGCGTATTAATTTTTCGCTTGTGTCTGTGTTGTTTTGATTAGCAGGATTGCTAACTCTAGCACAGTAAGCAACTAGTTCTTGAGCATTTACTATACCCTGTGCTTCTAGTTCCTTACTAGGCTGACTTGATGATACTAATGTTACTTTCAAAGTTTTCCTAATAGTTTGTCTGTTTCAGGTTGTACTAACGCTGCAACACTTTTGATGTCAACTACAAATTCGACATCTTTGATCTCGGTATCAAGTTCGCTAAAAGTTCTAGCAACTATCAACTCAAGATCATCCATATTTAACCCTTGTTTCTTGAGTGTATGAATGTTGATTGTACGTTGTTTACCATTAGTTAATTTAAATACAATCTTTTTAATACACTCAAGCGGCACATCGGTTTTATTTACTTCTGCGACAATGATTTCCCACTGACTTAGTAAATCATCCGTTGGTTGCATCGCTCACCGTGGCTTCTGCTTTAGGTGGACGACCACGGCGCTTAGGCGCTTCT